CAAGGTTCAACGACTAGCGTGTAGGGTGAGTTGAGATACTCGTACTCTACGAAGTACACTATATGAAAATATAGCCTATTAAGATTAGGACCCGAACGACATCAGGGTTGGAAGCGCGGTGCTTCAGTTGAAAAATACTGAATGAAGATATAGTCTATTCTATATAGAAATATATAGTAGTAAAGTATGATAAAATTTCCCTGTCATAATAAAAACGGGTGAATTGCTGGAAAGTCTTTATATACTGGATAACTACAACGTAAATCGAAAGGTTAGGCGTGAATGTTTTAAGAATATCTGGTCTTAGATAATCAGCCGCCAAGGGTCTAAAGAACAGTCTAAAAACTGTTACGATCAAGGTTCAGAGACTAGCGTGTAGGGTGAGTTGAGATACTCGTACTCTACGAAGTACACTATATGAAAATATAGCCTATTAAGATTAGGATGGAGTGACGTCCTTGGAAGTGCCCGTCATCAGATGAAAAACGCTGATTGAAGATATAGTCCAAATATAACTTATCGGGGGATAAGATGTCAATAAAATTGGTTTATAGTAAAGAAGCAAGAGATGCTATAGACACAATAAATAAAAAAGCAATTTCAGTATTGAATATGGACGGTTCTCCTTCTAGAGATATTGGAAAGGAAGGATTACAAGGTTTATATTCTTTAACATTAGTTAAGAATAAAATATTAGGTCCTACTACTAGAGATAGAAAAGCAGAAGATGAATTACATACATTATTTGATAAAGCACATGGAGATGTTACTGTATCTCAAGTATTAGAAATATGTGACAAATATGATGTAGATACTACAGTACAATGGAAAGGTAAATTTACATCTTTAGGAAGAGTTATTTTTAATGAAGTATTATTTGGTCATCTTAATAATTATGAATTCCAAAATGATAATATGCATGCTGGTAAAATAAGAGATGTTATGACACATTATGCTACAGAATTATCTTTAGGTAAAATAACAGTAGAAGAATATAAAGCAATATTAAATAAAGAAGAACAATTAGGATTTAGTATAACAGATTTAGTAAGTCCAGGAATTAGTTACCATATGTTAATGGAAGATGATCCTGTATTTAAGAAAAAGATGCAAGAAGTATATAATAAATATAAACAAGGTATAGAAGTAGATAAAGATCCAGGTGCTATGGATGCTTTCGAAAAAGAAATGATAGAATTTAGTAAAGAATATTATAAAGATGATCCTATGATTGATTTATATAATAGTAAAGTATCTCCAAAATGGGATGTTGACTGGAAGACATTAAAAATATCTTTAGGAGCTATTCCGGATCCAGGAACAGGAAATATTGCTTTAGTAACAAGTAACCTTAAAAGTGGAATGAAGAATGAAGATATACAAGCAGCTGCTAACTTACAAATATTTGGAGCTTATGCCAGAGCACAAGATACAGCACTTGGAGGATATATGGTTAGTAGATTAACAGCATTATTCCAAAGCTTAGTTGCACATAAAGGAGATTGTGGTAGTAAAGAATACTTAGAAGTAGTGGATGATAATAAATCAGATTTAATTTACAGATATGTATTAGACGGAGATCAAGAAGTCTTAGTAACAGACGATAATATAGATAAGTATTTTGGTAAATTAAACAAGAAAAGAAGTCCTGCATTCTGTAAAGGTGTAAAAGGTGGAATATGTTCACATTGCATGGGAGAACAACCATTCTTACTAACAGGAGACGATGCTGTAAATATTGGAATATATGTTCCAAATATAGGATCTATAATATTGAATAAATATATGAAAGCAACGCACGATATGGGTATTAAATTATACAAAATAAAAGATTTAGATGAATTTATAGAATAAGGAGGAATATATGGATAATCAAGTAAAAGAATTAAGTAATATGATACAAAAAGCTGTAGGTGAAGCTTATGCTAAAGTTTTTGAAGAAACAAACAAGAAAAAAATAAAACCAATGTCTGAACAAGCTAAAATAGTTCAAGATATAAAAGCAAGAAAAGCTAACAGATTATTAGCTGATAGAAAAGAAACTGTAGAAGCATTAAACAACACAATTAATTATTTTCAAGGTAGAAAATAAAATGAGCCCCACATGGGGCTCTATATTTTTATGAAAAAAAAAAACCTCCGAAGAGGTTTATATTATTTATTAGCTAAAGCAGTAGCAGTAGCTTTTTGTAACGCTACTACTTGCTCAGCTATCTTTTTCTCCTTATGCTTTTTGATGAGTTTGCTGATTCCGACGATGCTTCCTGTTAAAACTAACGCTGCTCCGGCACCTACACCAGCACCTACAAGATGGTCTTTTGTTAAGTTCATTATAATACACCTCCTTCTACTGCTTCAACAGCTTTTTCCTTCATGTCCTCGATCTTTTCTTTCAACTCTTTTTTCTTTTTGTCTTTTTCTTGTTGTAATTTTTCCGCTAATGTTTCTTTATAATTCTCTGCTGCTTCTTTGTACAATTCTCTTGCTTCAGCTAATTCCGGATCATCTTCATGCATCTTTTGTATCTTTATTGCTGCCTGAACACCTTTTACCACTAAATACCCCAATGCAATTCCTCCAGCTAATTTTAATATTTTCATAATATACCTCCTAAGATTTTTTTATTTTATTTTTGTTTATCAGTTATATTATATATAATGATAATATAATAAGCCTATCTAAATTATATACAGGATAGATTTAATATCTCGTCAATATAATCAGAAAATACATCATCTATAGAATCGAGTGCATCTTTCACATCTTCCGATTGGTCTGCTCGATTACCATCTACAACATTAGGTTCTTTTTCAGATGATAATATAAATTTATCATAGTCGAAATATATACGGAAAGGATGACTTCCCTGTGATTCTAAGATCCATCCTCTGAGTCCTATATATCCTATAAGTACGAATTTCTCACTTGCTATTTTTTTAGCTATAGAATTACCGTAACTTTTACTTTCTTCAAAATAGTTGAATATGTAATTTTGAAGACCCTCTGGTAGTTGTATATCAACATTTATATTTCCTATATCCGTATCCTCTACGACAAATTTTCCATGAACGTTTTCATAATTCACCAAAGAAATATTTCTTCTTTTTACTTTAAAATTTGTAATTTTCATTTCTAATTTTACTCTATTAAATTTTTTATTTATGTCTTCTAGTATTTTATCAAAAATCTTCTTAATGTCCTCGGGTAGTTTTTCCCCTTTCTTATGAATCTTCTCAGAATTATTTCTTAAAAGCTGTAGATATCCATTTTTATAATGTAATACTAATACTTCAGGGTATAAAAAATCCTTTCTCGGTTCTAATATAAAAGAATTAGCATCAACAGATACTAGATTCCATTCTGCTTGTTTAAAAATATGTTCAGATGTGTCTGGTTTCTCAAATAAACTCCTTGCAACGTTTATTAAATAATCTTCAGCTTCTTTTACCAAATCCATAAATACATCTTCTTTTTCTACTATAATTAAGCTACCCTTTTCATTCTCTAATTTAGTCATTACTTTAATATCCATTACATTTCCTCCTTCTTATTATGAAATCTTTTATTAGCATATGTTAATAGATGTTCTAAATCATCGATAACATGATTGTCCAGTTCCTTTTTAGTAAGTGTAGTACTTTCAATTTTTCCAGTCGCTACAATAGCTACACCATTTTTATTGTAGGTTACTATAGTACTATATATTTTATGACAGTGTTTATGTACAATAGGTTCTATCATAATAGCTTTAGGTGTAAGTAATATGAGATGCCAATTTTGATATTGGATAACTCTATTATAAACATCTTCACCATGGAACTTTATGAACTCTCTCTGTAAAAAATCTACTAAATCTTTCGGTACCTTTACCTTGGATCTGACTGATATTTCTATATCAGGTAAAAGATCACCTTTCTTTTCTTCTAATTTTGACATTTTCGTTATTTTCATAACATCATCTCCTTTATTATATTATTTTTCTGTCATTTATATTATATACAATAATTAAAAAATAGTGGTATTGTCCATATATTATAACAAAAATTTACTAAACCCATTAAGTAAAAATAAAATATTTGGAGGTAAAAAATGAAATTAAAAAATTCGATAGAAAAAAAAGTACCTATTGTAGGTTGGGCAGATAAATTAGTTGAAGATAGAGCAAAAGATTTAAAAAATTTTCTTTCACTATATTACACTGAAGATATGAACATATTCGATAAAGATGATATTTCTTTTTTTAATGTAGCTTATGTATCATTAGAGGATAGTGAAACACTAAATAGCATAGCAGTATATATAATAAAAAGAAAAGATGAACTTCAAATAGCTAATAGTCCCACATATATGTTGACAGAAAAATTTACTTATACTGTAGGAGAAAATGGTAGAAAAAATTATAAAGTATTAGGAAAGTCTATAGATATTATAAATAGTAAAACTGAAGCTACAGCTTATACTCTTTCTTTAGGTTATAACAGTAAATTTAAAGAAGATATGAGAAATATAATTGTAACAGATGATTTTACAAAAGAAAATATAATTAAAAATATAGAAGAAATGATAAAAGATAATGATAAATATGATGATGGTATATTTGCATCTACTGGTGTAATGTTATCATGGGATGGATATTGTCATTTCGTAGCATAAGAAAGGAAAAAAATATAATGAAAATAAGAGTTTACAGTGATTTACATTTATATATTTCTAATGATGATATAGATAGATACGATTCTACAGAATTATTAGATTTAAAGACTAAACTTTATACCGATCCTGTAGATCTTTTAATTTTTGCAGGAGATCTTACACATAAAGTTTATTCTACAGATGACCGAAGATTTGTTAATGCTATGAAATTTGTAGCTAATATAAGAAAAGCATGTGAAGAGACTAATACACTTTTTCGTATAATAAAAGGTACAGCAACACATGAAGGAAAAATAATAGAAGTATTACAACAACATTATGAAAATGACAATGTATTAAAATGTTATACACAAGTAATGTATGAAAAAATAAATAATTTAGTATTTAGATTTCTACCTGAACCATATTTTGATAATTATACTAATTTTTATCAATATGCATTCTCTCACCCTGCTGATATAACAATATTCCACGGAACAATTAATGGAGTTATACCATATCTAAAGAAAACTGATAATCCTACTAATTTACCTAAATCAGTTATTATAGAAACAGAAGATCTTTTAAATAATACCAGACTCTTTTCTGTAGGAGGTCATATACACAAATTCATTAATATTAATAATAAAATATTCTACACTAATTCATTAACAACTCATAATTTCTCTGATATAGATAATATAAAAGGATATATGGAATTTATTGTAAATGATGACTATACATGGAAATGGAAATATATAGAAAATCATAAAGCTCCAACTTTCCATAGAATAATTATAGAAAATTTACATACTAAAAGAAAAGAAGATCTTAGATCTTTAATAGGTAACAATATGTTAAGGATGAAGAATGTAGATAGAATAGAATTTGTAGTAACAGGTTTACGTAGTATAGAAGGATTATCTAATTTAGAATTTATTAAATCATTAACACGTAAATACCGTGTTAAAATAACACAAAAGTTAGAAGATGATTTCGAAGAGTCAGAAAAAAATCAAAACTCTGACTTTTATTCAGACCAATCAATTCCAATAGTAGATAAAATATATAAATTAGTGGAGGAACAAGGATTGGTTTTATCTAAAGAAGAAATAGAAAATTACATAAAGGGGTGATGAGTTTTGTTTCATAAATCGAAATCATTACTAATTACTACTTTAGATTTAATGGTTAACCATACAGAAAAAAGACAATTAATGGTTAATATATATGATGCTTTACATTCTATATCAGATCCTGAAATAGATGACGAGTATTTAAAAAGAGTATTTCAAACAGCTGTTAAGTTCTCAGATGTATTAATGGATAAAGGAATTAAGAATTCTCAACAAGCATTAACATATTTTGAAGAATTAAATATCGACGATGATATAAAAAGTATAATTAGGGTTGGTAATTACCAACCCGATGAAATACTCTCGGATTTTAGTAATCTGTATGCTAAAGTTAAATTTCAATCTAAAGTAAAAAGAACATTTAATAGATTAGAAGATGCTTATAATGAATATATGATATCTGGTGTGTCAGATGTTAAAGAGGCCACTAATGAAATGTTAGAAAGAGAAAATGAATTATCAACATTAATGACTGAAATAAGAGAATCGGTATCAGAAAAAGAAAGCGTTCTTATATCTACTAATCCAGATATAAAAGATAGAGGAGTAAATCAATTAAAAGAAGATTTCCAGAAATCAGTTAATAGAATGAAAACTGGAATGTGGATGGATCATGTTACAGGTGGTGGATTTAAATGTGGTAAGTCTTATATTGTAGGATCTATATCAGGTGGATTTAAATCAGGTTTCATGCAGAATATGGCAGAATTTATGTCTATAGCTAATAAACCAGCTGATTTGAAAGTACCCTCAGGCTATGCTCCGTACATATTATATATAAATTTGGAGATGGATCAAACACAGATGACAGAAAGAAGAGCTTCTTTTTATGGTATAGATAAAAATGATTTAAGAACCAGTAATAAAGAAATAGATGAACAAATAAAAGATAAATTAAAAGAATTTGGATCCGATATTCCTGTTATGTATCAAAAAGAAACATCACGGGAGTATTCTTATCAACAATTAAATACTGATATGCAACATTATGAACGTGAAGGTTTAAAATGCGTTGCTTTAATATTCGATTATTCAGATTTATTAAAGTATAGACTAACACCTGAAGATGAAGCAGAAAGAATAGCAGCATTAGTAAGAAAGAATGAACAATTAAGATCAATAGCAAGTAAATTTAAAATCCCGGTAATAACTGGTATACAATTAAATAGAGCATCATCTGAAATAAAACGTAGATTAGCTAAAGCGGCTACTCATGATATATTGAGAGATTTATCATCTGATAGTATAGCAAAAGCATTTGATGTAATAAATGTTCCAGAACAAATTTATTTCTGTTATAAAGCTACTATATATGATAAGGATTATTTTTCTTTATTAGTAGAAAAAGATAGAGATGGTGATGCTAAATTTATAGATACTAATGGAACAGAAAGATCTCCTGAATGGAATAGAGTTCATTATGTTTCAAACATGGATGGTTTCCGTATAGGTAATGATTACAGATCTACAATAAGAGACTTTAATTTGGTTGATAATTCTATAGTAACAGCTATGGAAATGACTGAAGAAGAGGTTAAAGCAATGAATGGTGAATAGCGATATTCTTAATTTTTTTATATTATATATAATATAAATGAATCAAAATACATTGTATTCGTGAATGACATTTGTATGTTATTCATAGTATCATTTCCTTTCTTTAGATGAGAGGTTCATATTGAAATGCAGGATTTACTCTGACCGGGGTTCTGCGTCGATATATGAACCTCTTGTCTTTAAATTAAAAGAGAGGAGTGTAAGGTGTTTTTTTCGATTCGAATGTTAATAATCTGCAGATTATTAAAAATATACCAAACCAAAAAAATCAAAAAAAAAAATCTAATATGAAAGGATCGTGGTATAAATGAATGGATATACAAATGATATAAACTCAACAACCGGTCAAGTAAATGTAGGAGCAGAATTTTTAACAAATCCAAATAATGTTCCAACAGGATATAAAGATAGTGGACAAGTTAATTTAGGTTATGTCGGAAGCGGAGACATGAACTTGAAATTTGCAGCAAGAAAAGAAATGTCTAAACCAGCAGTACCAAAAATTATTGAAGAAATGATCAAGATATTGCCTGCTGAACACCCTTTAAGAAATGCTTTAATAAAATATGAAAATATTATATTAACTATTCAAAGAGAATCAGTATGGAATATTAATTCTGATGACGCATCACCTATGGCACTAAATGCAGGAACATTATATGAATGCTGGAGATCATATAAAGAATTACAAGATGTTATGGTAAGAAATAATAAACTATTCCAAACTGTAACATTCAGTAAAGTAATCAATGATCTATTTAGTAATCAAGCAGCATTAGATTTATTAGTAGCTAATGGATTCTTAACACAAGAAGCAGTTAATACAATTGTAGGTGCGGCTACCGATCAACAAGCACCAATAGACTTTACAGCTATAGTACAAGCAGCAATGGTAGAATTAGGAGCATGGTTATTAAGAGGAATGGCAGTTGAATATAACGTAACATCATCACCTGAAATCATAGCTATGTCAATTTCAGATGCTTTAAAGAATTCTAAAGAAAAATCAGATGCAGAAAGAGAAATAATGAATATCTTAGCATCTTTCGGAATAATTAAACATGCAGAAATTGAAAATTATTTAGGAAATCAATTCACTTATACGTTAGCTGACAGAATAAAAGTATTAGCTACTAAACCAAAATCACTTTGGTCACAAGATGATTGGAATTATGACCAAATGGTAACAACATACTTAACTACAGGACAACTTCCTATAGAACAAAACAATTGGACAGCTGTTCAACCACAACAACCTGTTCAACAACAACCAATAATGACAACAATTAATGGAGGTCAAGTAATACAACCAACAACACCAATGGCTCAAGTACCAGTTCAACAAGTACCTGTACAACAAACACCTCCACCAGTAATGCAAACAACACAAGCTCCTGCAATGGTAAATGGATCCACATTAAGTAGTGGAACAATTATTAACAAAGGAGGACCAACACCAGCAACAAATGTTCAACCAATAAATAATAATCTAAATAATCAAGGAGGAAATCAAATGCAATTAACAAACTATGTAACATCACAACCAATAGGAGGTCAACCAGTACAACAAGTACCAGTTTATACAAACAATGGACCACAATTTAACAATCAAGCATTCGCACCAGTAGCACAACCAATGCAACCAGTTTATCAACAACCAGTAACTTACGGAGCTCCAGTTCAACCAATGGTACCACAAGTACAACAAGCTCCAATGGCAAACGCATGGGGAACAACACCAACTGCAGCAAATTATACTTATTCTAATGTGCCACAACAAGTGCCAACTTATAGTGCACCAGCACCTGTAAATCAAGTACCAATGGCTAATGCTTGGGGAAGTACTCAACCAACACAACAAACACCAATAGGACAATTCCCACAAGGTTTAGGTTCACCAAATGAAAATGATAAATCAGTAACAGATAGAGCCATACTTTATTATACAGTAAAAGATTATGGAGCGCATGATCCAGTAACAAATAGCAAATACTTATCATTAATTGATCCTGCAACAGGATTAGTAGAAATATGTACAGAATTCTATTATAATACTAGACGTGAAACATTAAGAAATCCAGCTTATGGAAATAACTTATTGAGAATACAACAACAAAAGAATAGTCCTGTATACGGAACACCACAAATTGTAAATGTTCCAGATAATACTTATCAACAAGTACCACAACAGGTAATACCACAACAAGTACCAATGGCTAATACATGGGGACAACCTATGCAACAAATGCCAATGGCTCAACCAGTTAATAATGCACCATTACAATCACCAAACGTTATGAATGGATGGAACACAAATGCGGGTTTCAATCAACCAATATCAACAGGAATGATCCTGCCTGGGTACAACTAGGATATAGTAATCAAGAAAGTAGTGTTAATAGTATAGAAGAAAATCAAACAGACATAGGTAAGTACGACGGTACATCCTATACGGCTTTTAATCTTATCTTATTAGATACAGATGGTATAGTCAAGAATAAAATAATAAGAGGATTTGATAGAAATTCAGCTGAATATGCTCGTAACTTATCAAATCTTATAATGAATTCTTCTTACTATGATCGATTAAGAATCGCAGATATGCTGCGGTCACCAAACTTGATTACAATAAAGAATGGCATACTCGTCGAGAATCCGGTAATCGACGAATGTGCTGTTAATACCCATATCAAATCTTCGAGTAAAAGTTTATTCGACGATATTGGCTGCATTTATAACACAATAGATTTTGGAGGAATAATCCATAATCTATATGAAGTAAGTCATACTGTTATATTAAATGGTAGAGACTTATCATTCTCTTATGCTCCGTATTTTAATTCAGATATGATTGGAGAAGATATCTATTCAGAAAGAAATCTTGAACCTATAGAAGAATTATTACAGGAATTAGAAAGGGAAGTGAACTTAGAAGGTGATTCAATAGGTGTAGAAGTAGTTGAAGAGAAAATGGTTCAACCTGCACCGCCAGAATTAACTGGAAAAGATTTAGAAAATTTTTATCGTAAACAATTCATAGAACAACAAAAAATGGATGATGACATGTATAATGATACTGAACCATTTTTTGAAGACTAAATAATCAAGGAGGAAATATAATATGTATTATGGAAATCAACCACAACAACCAATGATGGGACAACAAGTCTACCCAGCAAACTTTAATGCTGATAGTATAATACTAGAATTAAATAATGCAATATCTGCAGTTATGAATGGAACAGCTGATGTATTCCATGTAAGAGATAAAGTATTAACAATGATAAGAGAAGGAAAATTAAGAATGATTGGTGGAGGTCAAAATAGAGTAGCAGTAGAATTAACACCTGATGATTCTAAATATAAAGCAATGCTTGGAATAAATGGACCAATGATTTTAATGGTTCCAGTAAAATTACCAGCAGGTATAAAAGATAACCAAAGAGCAGCATGGGGATATCAACAAGTATTCAATCAAGGATTAAATAATTCTCCATATATGGTAAAAATAAGACAAACTTATTTACCATCTGTTTTAATACCTAATACAATGATATTAGCACAAAAGAGAATAACAAGAATAGAAGATTCTAAAGCAGTTAAAATGTTATTACAACAAAGAGCATCTCAAAATGGTCTTACTCCTGTTGACGCAGATAAATATTTAGGATCTGCTTGTAGAGATCTGTTATTAGAAAATCCAGCAATATATCAACAATATGTAGATCTAATAACAGCATATGATAAACATTTCGTAATGGCTGATTTGAACCCTGAATTCTCACCATGGAACTTTGGATTCGACATAGAAGCAAATGGACAAGAAGTATTAAAAATATTAGATTATGGATATTTAACATATAAAGACAAACCAAACTTATGTCCACATTGTGGTAAAGAATTAAGATACTGTATTCCTGGTGAAGCATTCTTAAGAGATGAAAAGAATAGAGCATTGGCAAATCAAGTAGGAAGCTTTGGACAATATAGTTGTAAAAACCCACAATGTTCTCACAGACAAAATGGAAGAATAGCACCTTATATAGAACCAGATATATCTGTATTCTTAAGATATACTGAACAACGTTAAAATAATTGGCCCCCAATGGGGGCTTTTTTTTTTTTATTATATTGGAGGATATATGAAATATAAAGATTTTTTTGAAGTATTTTTTATTTGTTGTTCTATCGTAGGATATATTAGATTTTTTTATTATATATTATACACCAGAATATTTACAGATGAAAAATATATAAAATATGATAAACATAAATTAATTTTATTAGGGTATTTTTTATTCATGCCTCATACTATGGCAGCAATATATTTTTTACAATGGTTGAAGCATCCTATATTAACAGGTATAGGATTTACTCTATTGATATACCAATTACAAATGAAACAGGTTAAACCGTTATTAGAAGAAGAATAAAAATTTATCCCCCATATGGGGGATAAAGAGATATTATTTTTTTTCATTTGTATATTCTATATACGGAGAGGAGGTGATTAATATGAAAAATTTCATGGATTTATTGATGTTTTTTGTGTGGGTTATGACTATCATAACCGCACTGTCTGTTAAAGGTGTCTTTCTTGTATTACACAAGGAATTTCACCCAACCTTTTCCGAATACGGAAATATACTATTACTACATATAATATTAAGTGGTTTAGTATGGGGTTGTACTGATAGATCTTTATCTTCATTCATCATCGTAGTTATTCTATGTGTATATCTTACTTTTGGTATATCTACATTTATATTAGCTAGAATAAGATATATAGAACAACTAGAAGAAGAATTAAAAAGACGAGGAGAATAAAAGAGCCCCCAATGGGGGCTTTTTTTTTATCCTGTATTCTTTACTTTGGATATGGGTTATTATCGTAGTTCTATCAGTAGGCCAATTTTTCAAAGCTGCTAAGAGAACTGTAGCACCCACAATATCCGAATATGGAAATATATTATTATTCTATATTATACTAAATGGTTTATATTATATTAAAAAATAGATTGAAAAAATTAAGAAATAACTTTAGCCCCCATTGGGGGCTTTTATTTTTTTATACAATTTGTTTCCCAGCTTTATTGTCTTTATCTCTTTGTCTTTCACCTTTTACATAGTCTTTATGTAATAATTTAAACATTTTACCAAATTCTTTCATTTCACTGCCAACCCATTTCAGATTACTAGCAAAATGATTTTGTGCTAATCTTAGATAATTAGTTAATAATGGAGATAATTCATTTTTTATTGCTTTATAATCTACTCCATCAGCAGCTGTATTTTTATTTATTGATCTCATTAAGTTTCTTCTTTTATCTTCTAATCTATCTAAATTAGCTTGTACTACTTTATAGATATGTTCATAATTTTCTAAAGATACTAAATGCTTTTTAAGAGGTCCTATTAAAGCTTTAGAAGTTTCTGGTTGAGTATAATCATTAATATTTATACCCTCTGGTAAATTACCATCAGCATCTTCTACAACTATATAAGGTGCTACTACAGGTTTAGCGGTAGGATTAGATGCTATTTTTGAATCGGCACTAGTGTCCCATTCTGTTGTTTGGTCTGTTAGCTTCTTAAATATTTTAGCATCTTTAATCATTTCTATTTTATTGCCACTTGCTAAATCTTTTAATCTTTGGTTAATAACATCATTTATTTTATTTGTAAATTCATGTATTTCTTTTAAATCTGATATAGCTTCTTTTACTTTATCTTCATGTCTTACATAAATACCTTTATGAGAAACATTTGATATTGTTTCTACATTTACAGCTAATTCAGCTAACAATTTAATTGTTTTTTCAATATTCTTTTTTAATTTAGGTACATTTGTAGTTAAGGCTCTCCACATCTGTGTAAAGAATCTTCTGATTACTTCAAATATATGATTCATCCAATCCATAAATTTATTAGTACCATAAGAATCCATTTTTTTTAACATATCTTTGCTACTATATGTAGTTCCTTCAGAACTCGCTACAAGCACCATAGCTTTAAGTTTTGTTTTTAGTCTATAGTTCTCACCTTTAACTGTAGAAAGTCTCGGAGAAGTCAATTTAAGCGTTTCTGCAAGTATTCTACGGTTATACTTTCTATCTTTATTCATAATATTTCCTCATTTCTTGAAAATAAAGACTGCCCCGAAGGGCAGTTAATTATTTATTATTTTTTTCTTTTTGCTTGTTATTTGCTTTTTTTCATAGCGTTGAATCTATTTTTAGCATTCTCTACTTTATCCTTTACTTCCTTCGTTGCTTTATCGACTCCTTTTTGTGCTCTTTCTTTCATAGTAACAGGATTAATTTTTAATAAAGAACCAGCACCTTGCCATAATCTTCCCCAAGTTTTTTGGAGATCGGCAATGGCTTTATTTGTAAGAGTTAGCATTTTTCTGTAATCTTTTTCTAAATCCTTAGAATCTTTTTCTCTTTTTGTGTTGTTTATTCTTTTTTCCAAATTTTCTTTAGCTTTTACAAGATTATCTTCTGCAGTTCCTAATTTACTTGCTATAGATTTAAGATCGCTGAAATATTTAGCAGCTTCTGTAGCAGAAGTAATTTGTTTAGTAGCTTTAGCTTCATCTTTCGAAAGTTTTGTGGATGGAAGGTCACTATCTTTTAAACTTCCTTTGCTGAAATTTTTCTTAGCTATACCTTCATTTATAGATTTAACACAATCTTCTAATTCTTCAACTAAAGGAACAATGTTTTTAATGTCTGGTACACTAATAGGTTTTTCTATTTTTGTTGAATGTATTCTATGGATATGTTTTTCTAATTTAGGAAGTCTTTGTTCCCATTTAGAACGATTCGATGTAATCCATTTCCAAGCATTTTTAATTGCTTCTATTATTAATTTAATGAAATTTTCTATATTCTTTTTAGCATCTCCAAGAGCGTCTTTAGCCATTTTCCAGTCTAATTTCTTTTTAGTGTCTGCTTCTCCAGATGCAACGTAATAAGATGCTCTAAGTTTAGTTCTTAATCTCATATTTTCTGCTCTAGCTTGTAAAACAGAATATGCAACAGGAGCTAAACATTCACCTTGAATTACTCTGCTATATTTTCTTTCTTTCTTTACTTTTTTGAAACCATAAGCTTCACCGTAAGTAGAAAGATGTTTATTTACTATGGAATTTATTCCCATATTCTTTCCTCCTTATTTATATATAAGATAAAGTAAGACGGACTTTCGCCCGTCTAATTATTAATTAAAGTTAAGTGGATCTTCTTTGAAGTCTATTACTCCAATTGATTCATTGAACGCAGTCATTTCGAACATTGTTTCTAATTGAAGTGATGTATTCTTACCAAATTGGTCAGTTCCTGTACCTTGTTCAATGTATTCAGGACCTTGTAAGAATGCATAAGTATCCAAGTGAGCTTCATAGTTAGTGTTTACTACGTATCTATGAACATCTATATCAGCTGTTTTAGGAGTTGTATGTCCAGCAGGTGTGAATGATACAGATGTTTCAACTGTAGATTTTCTTGCATTTGTAGAAATGAAGTATCCAGTTGCATGTCCACCGATTCTTATTTTTCTTAATTGATAAGGTAAGCTTAATCCAGCTAATGATCCCTCTCCTAAATCTCCAAGTTCTTGGAATTTGTTGAAGTGTCCACCGTCAGCTTCTCTTACCCATTGAGCTGATGCAGTTGACCCATATATAGTATATTTTCTTTCTTGAGGATTCAATGCTTGTTCAAGTTTGTTAGTTACTTTAAACATTGCTCTTGACAATACATCTTCGTTACCTTCTAATGTAGAAACATAACCTTTGTTTGCATTGTAAGCTTCAACAGTTTCTTTAGCGAAAGTTCTGTTTTTAGTTAATGTTGTTTCAAAGTTTTCTAATGGATTAGCATTAGCAGCTATTCCTTCTAATTTAGCAATAGTATCATCAATGAATTGGAATGCATATTCATCTTTATGTCTGTTTACAGCTGTCATAGAGAACTTATGGAAGTCTTCTATTAAGTTAGCTTTAAGCACAAGTGTATTCTTTTCTAAGAAGTTTTGGTTAAGAGTAGTTTGTGCAGAGAAGCTTTCTCCAATTTGAACAACTATAGGTGTTTTTCTTGTGTTGAATTGGATTGGTCTTCTTGGTCCAATTGCTGGTAAATTAAATTTAACTTTTATTTTAGTTACAGTTCCACCGTCTACGAATAGAACAAGGTCACCGTTTAATTTAACATCTCCAAGTACTCTTACAGTCTTAGTAGCTTTTTCTTCTTTATCTGTTAATGTAGCAGAGAAAGTAGTAACTACATCTGATCTTTGACCAGATTGAGTTGGATATCCAGTTCCTACCCATTTAACTGGTATTTTTTTACCATTTTCTGTAATTTCAACTATTTCTAGTCCTCTATTTAAGAAATCATAAGGTCCAGTAATTCTGTTTGTTGTAGGATCTTTAGCAAGTAATTCTTTATTATATTCATCTATGATGTTTCCAGTTACTTTTCCTCCAGTTACTGTAAATTCTACAGTAGATGTAGGAGAGTTTGTTCCAGCTACTTCTAATAATTTTTTACCATTATTTACTAAATCAAAGAAATCTATCATTTCACCATCTGAAGTTATAACATAAGGAAGGTCAACTTCTCTTGTGAATGTTAATCCTTTTTCAACATGTGTTTTAAAGATTATAGAATAAGTAGATTGTATTACACCAGCTATCAAAGCAACCATATGTAATTGATCAATAGTAGACAAGTTAGAAACATATTGTCCAGTATTTTGTGAATATTTAAATATTGAATTTTCTTGTGATGTTACTAAGTTTTCTTTTAAGTGATTTAAGAATTCTTCTTTAAATGCTGCTTTAACAGAATCTTCTCCCATTGCAGATTTAGCTTTTTCTAAAGCTTCGAATTCATTAGCAAATACTCTATCAGCTAAGAAATTAGCTATATCGAATACACCATTTTCTCCTAAATTAGAAAGCGGCTTTGTAAATTCTTGACCAAATTCTCTTCTTGTGTATTCTCTTAATTCAGATGCTATGTCCCAAAGTTTTCTAGCATCTCTTGTTAAGTTCATTTCGCTCATTTTTATCTCCTCTCGGTTTTTAATTTTTTAAAATATTTCTTCTTCTTTTTCTTCTTTGACTCCCATCTTAGATAATATAGTATTCGAAGAGTCATGCAAAGTATTAAGTTGTCTTTTGAAATCATTTAATTGAAGAATCTTGGTAACAATACTCTCTTTATCGAATTTATTTTTTAGATAAAGTCGAATATTTTGAAGAATAGTCTTATACTGTTCCTCTATTTCTTTAAAATCTGCTCCAAATTCCGACGAATCCAGGTTCTTAGAAAGTAACTTTTCATATGTTGCTTTATTTTCTTTATATAAAGTAGCAAAGTTACCTCTTAATTCAGTAGTTAAAGAAAGATCAGCATTTTCTATATCTTCCATTGGATTTATAATCTTTCCATTTTCATCTTCAACGCCTTCTTCATCAAATCCAAATCCGTCATCTGAAGATCCCATCTCGAAATCATCAGATTGTCCAACCGAGGGATCAGAATCTCCGAACATCTCGTCTCCGTTTCCAGTAGGAATGTCAAAATCACCTTCTCCGTCCTCTCCATGAGGTACTATTTTAACAGATTCTCCTATTATATTACTGTCTGGTTTTTTAACCAAAAAATCATACAAATCTATACTCAACCATTTCACCTCCAGTAATTCTTTAGAATTTTTGTTCTGCTAATGATAACATTTCATTCATCATATTGACACAATTATCATCATATATATTATTAGATTCTGCTAATCCATTCTTATATAAATCATAATCTTCATTTGTCACTACCTTTATATTATTTGACCCTATTTGTTTAAATCTTTCTACAGATCGTTCGTACATTTCATCTACTATTTTAACTTCTTCTTTAGGTTTATAATGAGCATCAGAAACATATTTATCCGTAGGATTTTCTTCAGATAATATTTGATCTACTTCTTCTTCTGTTAATACTTTATTATATTTATTATCATAGAAGATTTCTTGCATTACACCTTCTACTTCTTTAAATGTAACAGTTATTCTAGCTGATGGTGGTCTATTAGAGAAAGAGAATGCAGTTCTATTTTCATTTATTAGCCATTTCTTAACATCTACTATAATACCATGTCTTCTTTTTAATATACTAGCATAATAATACATAGCATTATAAGCATGACCAACAGACATAACAATGTCATCGTGTTTACCAGGTGCTGCTGCTATCTTAGTTGTAGTACCACCATTAATATTCTTTTTACTATAGACTACTAATGTCTTTATTTCATCTACTAAATCTGTTACTGCTATACAACGTGTATATTTTCTTACTAATAATTGAATTAAAGCAATAATCTTATCTCTTGCTGCTCCGTTCATAGCAAATCCAAAATCACTTTTTTGTGATTGTCCATATTCATCTAAATATTCATAATCAACATTAGTATCAAAAGCATTATTTAATTTCCATTCAGCTGCTGGAAAAGGTATCAAGAATGGTTGTATATGTGGCATATATTTTAACGACTGTATTAAAGCTGTAGATGTTCCATCATTTCTTTCTATAGCAAGTGCCATCTTAATACCATTCTTTATTGCTATTTCACATAAACCTTTTGTGAGTAATACTAAATCATTCATTTCTAAAGTATTATTTTTAATTAATCCTATTAATACTCCTGTCTCAACATCTACAAAAGAATAAACAGTTGAGTCATTCGGACCACCTAAACCTCTGGAAACATCTAATCCAACAACAATTCCTTCTCTATAATTATAAGTAAAGAAATCTATCCAATCTGAATATAATTCATCTCCTTGTGGATATATATCTATAAACACTTCATTTGTTAATCCAGGAATATCCATATTTAATGAATAGGATTTCTTTTCTTTTTTCTCAGCATATGTTGTTAATGTAGCTAATTCAGTAGCTGGGAATGGAGATGCACTTGATACATCTTCCCATATAAGAAGTAACTCTCTACGAATTCCATCAACTGATTGTCCTTCACAACGATCTGAGAACCAATCAGCATTTTTACCAATTATATCAAATTCGTATTTAATGTGGAATATTTGATCTATACTTCTTTGCTTAGCATATTCTCTAATCTCATCTTCTGTCATATCTAATACTTCTAAGCTATTCTCATTCATAGGAATATATCTAGATAATAGATTCTCTTGCATCCATTGACCTTCTGGTGTATCTAGTTTACCAGGTGTTCCTAGTAATCTGTAACCAAATGGTCTGTCATCTTTTTTAGCAATAGCTTTTGCTTCTTTGGTTGTTTGGTTTAATGATTCAAATGCAATTTTATTATGTTTAGTAGCTGCCAACTCATCCATAAACCAACAAGGAATAGTTCCTCCCCTTCCGGCATTATCGGCTTTAGATTCTTGTTGTCCTATAACAAATAATTCAATCAAATTATTAAACATTTCATTTTTCATTGATTGTTTTTTACCTGCAGACTTAGCTTTAGATTTTATTTCTGACAGACCAGTTTTTTTATCTGTCTTACCGACAGATTTATTAAAGAATTGCATCCAGCTAGGAAAAGTTTGAATAATAGCTTCAATTTTATTTAAGTTTTTAGCACCCATAGCAGCATCATAATGTGTTGACGCCATATTAATATTTCTTCCAAAATTATGTTCTATTCCACTATGTGTAGAAATAACTTGTGTCTTTCCTAATTGACGACTAGCTTCTAGAAAGAAATTAATATTACGTAACATAAAATAAATTGCTGTATAGTTAAATATATTTAAATCAAATGGATCTAATCCATTATTTACTTTTAATATTTCTCTGTACACATACCAATAATTATGCATGCATTCTTGTATTATTTGTAATTTTACATTATCTTTTAATAATGGATCCCAAGGATCTACCCCAATCAACTGGGGGTTAAAGATCTGTAAATGTTCATTACAATTCTTAACCCCTAATTTCTTTAATAACACATAAAGATTTATAGCTGATTGATTTTTTGTATTATAATCATAATATCTTTTGATGTATGGTTTTGTTAATAAATAATCTCTAGTATTTACTTTACTACCATCTTCGTATCTTAAAATACCATGTTCATCTGCTAATATTAACATTATATCACCTATAACTTAACTGGCTTTTTCACTAATCCACAAGATTGTACTAATTCAAACACATCCTGAGGTGCGAACCAGTCATATCCATAATCTAACAGAGCTTTACCTCTGAATCTTAATTTTTTATCTGTAGCATAGTCTATAGCAGCTGCAGCAAATTGAGAACAATACCATTTTGTGAATAATTCTTTTTTCTTAGAAGGTAATTGTAATACTTGTGCTTTGAATACACCCCAAGCCCAATAACCTTTTCCTTCTTCTTGTTTTAGATATTCTTGAATCATTTCTTTCTTAACTTTAGGATCTAATTCAAAAACTACTACTTCGACATCATTACCATGTTTAATATCATGTCTTCCAGATCCACCTTCTACTACTCCATAAATAGATCCGTCTATAATAAAGTCAACATGTGTGAATGCAGAGTCTGTCCAATAGTTTATTAATTTAGAGAAATTACTACTTCCTTTATAGAAAACGATAAATACTTTTCCTCTTTCTTTTATAAGAGATCTTAATTTATGTGCTGGAAATGCACCTAAAAAAGTTTGATAACCGTCTAATCTAGCTTTTTTTTTAAATGTAGAGATCATTTGTTTTTCGTCACCTTTAGCTTTAGCAGCTTCATAGTCATCATTAGCTTTTTTAACACGAGCACTTAATTTCTCTTTATATTTATCGTCTACTCTGTCAGACATCTTATTTAATCTCCAAACATCGAAGACATTTTCTCCCATAGCTTCATCAGCTTCATCTTTTGAGATAGCACCTTTATCAGCTAATTTATCCAGAATCTTTTCTTCTAATTCATCAACCGCTTCTTCTTTTTCTTCTTCATCAGAATAATCATTCTCTACTATTTCTTCTACCTTTTCTCTGGGATCTTCACCATCTTCATTATAGTAATCTTCTTCCTCTTTATCTGATTTAGAAACAGACATAAATTCTCCAAGACCTTTATTGAATTTTATTCTACCACGAAATTTATCTTTAAAAGCATTCATTTCTTTTCTGATAGCCTTAGCCATTTTAGTACTTTCTTCATTATTTTCTGCTTCAAATCTTTCTGCTAATTCTTCCCAATATTCTATATGATCCATAGCTACTCTTCTTGTATCATATTCTTCAGGATTAGTATGACCAAGTAAATACTTCAATGCTATTTTAGCTTCTCTAAATGCTTTTTTCATAGCAATTATTCTCCAAGCATTTTTAGCAGCTGATACTGTTCTTTTTGTACCTTTAACTACATCTTGGAAATCTTCAGAAGATACTTCCATATCCTTATAATGTAAGAAATCTTCGTTATAACTTTCTGCTAATCTCTTAGTATCATATCCTCTTTCTTCTCTTCTTTTATCATATGCCTGCATCCATCTATTTTTCATATTAGCTTTAGCCATCATAGCTTGGTTTTTCATTTTATCAGCTTCTAAAACAATAGGACCAATCTTAATAGCATCAGGTAATATTTTATCTGTCAATTCTTCTATTCTCATAAATAATCTTTTAGCTAATAAAGGTCTGTCACCCATAAATTTCTTATTAGATTTATCTCTATCAGATAAGAAATCCATATTTAATGCAGCAGTAATAGATTTAAATCCATCTACTATAGCTGTAGGAAATTTCATAATATGTTTACCTATTTCTTTAGCAACGTCACCTACAACACCTTCTCCACTGGGAACGTTCTCTTCACCAATTACAGCATTATTTATATTAGTAATAACTTCTTGTACTTTGTCTAACAATACATTCATTTCAGGATAATTATTTTCATCTTGTTGTTGAATATCGAATATATCATTAATAATAAATTTAGCTGTCTCTAATAAAGAATCTTTTTGTGCTAAATTTTCTATTACAGATGCTTCATCTTCTAATTGATCTATTCTATTAGCAATCTTTCTATAGTTCATTGTACGTAAATTACTTTGATTTACTTGTACAGAGTCAATAGCATTACCTTGTAAATCTACAGCCGGATTTAAAGATGCTATTGTTGTTGGTTGATTAGTAAGGTATAAACCAGTACTTTGAGAAACTTGGTTTTCTGATAGACCAGAGAAATTCTCTCCATAAGTTTTTTGATCAAAAAATGGTTTTTCCATATACTTACTAAATAATATATTTCCTATTTCTTTTACTACTCTATATCTTTCAGAGTCCTTATGACCTATTACTTCTATTTTATATAGAGGATTATTTCTTTCTTTATCCTCTTCTATAGCGGCCATTACTAACCATCCCATAGGTCCCATTTCAGATTTATTAGTATTTAAAACACCTAAAACATTGTCAATCTTTGTTTGATAGAACATATCTCGAGATAGAGTATATATAAATTCTTGATAAAATTTAAAATTCTTACCTGTATTATAAGTTCCTCTAATACTATCTGTTAATATATAGTCTAACAATAATAAAACCAGTATTTGTGATATCATTGGATTATTGATATATTGTTGCACTTTATAATCTGTAAGTGTATTGAATTCTAAAAATATAGTCTCTAATTTATTAGCTATCTCTGCTTTAGTATATTTCTTTTCGAAAGATTTTTTAATTAATTTTTCTATAAAGTTATCTAAGAATCTAGTAGCGTCTACTACTTCTAATTCTTCCATAACTTTAAAGAAATCTTTATGTATGAATACTGAACATTCTTCTCTTTCTTCTGTAGATTTTAATACATCAGATATCTTTTTTGTAAATGTGTCATCCGATGGCCATTCATTATAAAATTCTAATATCCATCTTTTAGATAAATTCAATGGTACTATTTGAACAAGTCTTCCGACTAATTCTTCATGATTCTCTATATCACCTTTGAATACTTCAATTTTATTATCAAAAGAAACTGTCCATTCTCTTCGACCTTCACTATTTATTCTTGAACCTAGTACAGTTACTTCGAAAGCATCGTGTTTGAAATAATTGATTTTTTTAGGAAAACCAGGATTATCCCCTACCATTGTTTCGGAGTTTCTGACACCAGTAATATTGACTTTCGTGAATATCATGATTTATTTCCTCCTTGTTATATTAGTATATGAAACTGAGTTCCGGAAGGGCTAAATCCCAGTAATATAAACCGTATTGGTATAATTTTAGAAAGGAGAAATAATATGATTTCTTTATACAGAAGAGTAGTAATTAATAGAATGAATAAACAGATTTTGCGTTTAAAAGATGGACCATTCGTACAAAATGGTGTTACTTATTCATTATCTAGTAGTAATAAAGATAATAAAAAAATATTAGCAGATACAATATCTAATTTTCACAGATTATGTGAACATATATCAGCAAAAGATCCTATGGAGTTAGAAAACTTTGCTAAATTTTTAGGTGTTATTAGAAGTACATATTCTATATCAACAAATGAAATGAAAGACTCAAATCCAGAATATTTCAGATATCAACAAATTACAGGAATATTAACATTTGCTTTCCAAGATGATAAAGATAGAATTTTCTTCGTTCCAGCTATAATGTTATATGAAAATGATACTCCAGTTATTTTTGTTACTAAAAGTAGTTATAAAATAGGAGGAAAAATAAATCCAGATCTATTAGTTAAAGATGAATTTATGATATTTGATATTAAAGATGATTTTGTTCAAAAAATATATAATTATGCTTATGATTATTTAGATGAGTCTGATTATATAATGGGTAAAATATTTTTAGAATTAAGTGATAGTAATTCTACTTTTAGAGATGGTACTATTGATTTAAAAGATAATATTAATCAATTAGGATATAATGGAGAAATAATCAATCTTTTAGATAGTATTCTTTATACACCATTAGTAAAGTTAGTAGATGGCAATATATCTGAAATAGTAGTAACGAACGGAATTGAATTAAAATCTATGCCTTATATAGAATTTAAGACTTCTAAAGCATTAGCACTTATACTAAGAGAACCTAATAAAAATCTTGTGCTAGAATCAATATCAGATTTAGACGAAGATGTTTATTGTGTAGGTGGACAAAATTTCTATATTGATGATGCTGAATGGAAACAAAATGAAAACGGTGGATATTCTACACATTATAGAGTAGTATCTGAAAAAGAAGCATTTAAAGAAAATGTTATAGGTGGCATAATACACGGTAAAGAATATTATGCATCTGTAGGAGAAAATAAAGTATTAGATTCTTTAAAGAATACTTTCTCTAGTATTAAAAAAGAAAGTGATAAATTAATACAGAAAATGAAACAACATAGAGAATCTAAGAAAATGTATAAATTGTTTGCAAAAGAAGTATGCGATAAGCATAATAGATTACAACGTAATATGAAAATTGGTAACTGGTCAGCTGTTGGAGGATTTTTGGCTTATATGGCAACAGAAGGTGTTTGGGATTCTTTTGATATGGCCAGAGATAGTGTTAGACAAGATATAGGTGTAGAATTACCAAGTAATAGGCCTGATAAAATGACAGCTATGATTATAACAGCAGCATCATCTGCTTTATTTGCTTTAGGTGCTTATTTAGCATTACCTAAAAATAAAGAAACTGATGAAGGTTTAGATATGATATACGAATATTATGATACTGAATTAACTAAAGCTATTGAAGATAGACAAGAAGCTAAGAAAAATGGTAATCTGAAAGATGTTAAAGCTCTTACAAATAAAGTACAATTCTTAAGAGATATTAACGATAGAATATCTAGAGAAATTGAAAGAAGAAAGGAGGCTGGACAACTTGGGTAGACTGAATAATATAGATAATCAATTTAAATCTATAGTACAAAATGACACTATAGGATTTAAAGCTATTAAACCCGCTAAAGGAGAAAGATATAGTTTTAAAGCATTATGTGAAGCAGCTTATGCTGTACATACATCACATATATCAAATGATAACCTTGCACATAAAGAAGCTTTAAAAGAAATAGTATTAACAGCATATAAAGAAAATACAGTAGACGACAAAATAAAATTAACAGAAACTACTATAGAGAAAAAAATAAAAGCTGGAGCTGCTGGTGCAGTATTAAATTTCTTTACAAATTTCACAAAAATACTTAAAGCTGCATGGAAACATTTAAAACTCTTTGTAATGAGTTTTTTCGATGTAGGTTCTAAAGTACAGCTTATACAAAAAAGAATGGAAAATTTTGAAAAGAGATTAAAAACAGATGATCAAGATTTTAAAACTTTCTTAAGAACAAGATATGAAGATGTTGACGGTATAGTTATAATGAAAAAAGGTACATATGTAGCTACAATAAAAGATTTAACTAATACTGCTGATGAAATAACTGAAAGCTTTAATACTATACATGAAAAAATACAAAGATCATTTGGCAAAAAGGTATTAGCTAAAATTACAAGAGATAATACTAAATATAATTATGAAAAAAGTAGCATAAATACAGATAACGCTTCTAAGAAGATATCTGATCTAAAGAATACTATATTATTTAATAAAAAAGAAAAGGCTAAAGGAACAGGAGAAACTTTCTTTAAAATTTTTAAAGAATCTGGTAAAGCTTTATGGTATGTTTATAATACACCGCCAGGTGCATCTACAAATATATTAGATATAATGAAAAAAACTAAAGAAAGAGCTAAAGATGATGTTATAGATAAATTAATAGATGAGGCTAAAGAAAATTTCGTGAGACATAATGGATTCCAAAATAAAGAAACGATAGATGGATTAACTACTGCTATAAGAAAAGCTAACTCTTTATTAATTGAAATTAATGGAGTATCTAAAATAAAAATGGGTGAAATTATTCAAGTAGGTATTACTTCGATGAAATTAATCAAGAAACATGCTAAATTAGATAAAATAGATTTCACTACAATAAAAACAGAAAATGAGCTTAATATTAATTTACAGACTGATGCTAAATCTTTAGTAGGTAAAGCTGTAGGTGCAATGGTAAATAAAAAGAATAAAAAAGAAGAATTTTAAGGAGGTTTAGAAATGTCTATTTTGAATGATATAGTAAATAAATATGGAGTCGGAGAGTCTGTATGTATAAAACTTAAAAAAGAAAAAAAGAATCCTTATGTAGCAGCTTGTGAAAATAAGCTATTATATATATACGGAGAAAATAATGCCTTTAAAGATGGTATCAATGATATTATCGACGTTAAATATAAAGGTCTGGGAGAAAAATTTTCGTTTGGTGTACCTGATTGGGAAATTTCAAATGCTTATTTCACAAGAAGACAAGTTCGTGGTCAATTTGACAATAAATACGGACAACCTAAAACATCAGAAGACAGAGATGTATACGGAGACGGTGCAGTCACAGTTATTTACGATGACGATGATATAGTAAAGACAATGATATCTACAAAAGGATCATTTAGAGGTAAATGGTTTACAGATAGATATAATATTTCAATAGGAGAGTCTAAAGAAGACTTTCTGAGAAAAGCTGGTAAATGGTTCTATGAAAAAGGAGATTATTATTTAGATAAGAGCAGAAATTGTAAGATATACTTTAAAGATAATAAAATATCTAAAATAGTAGTAGAATTTAATAAAGAACAATATTTAAAAGAAAAACAAGAAAGATTAGAAAGAATGGATAGATTATCAGATGCTGTTGATAGAGCATACGAAAGAAGAGAGACTAGAAATTATCAACAACAACAATTAGATGCACTTAATAGAATTGCTAACAAATAAAAATACGTGTAAATATAAGAGCCCCCATTGGGGGGCTCATTATTTTAACGTTTAATTTTAACATCTAGTATTTCATTTATTGCACTTTTAAGGTTAGCATTTTCAGCTGATACTTTCATTCCATATTCATTTACTGTATCTGTATATATGTTAGAATGATCAGGTCTTGATTTCTCTTTCTTAAGTTTAATACCAACTGATTCACCTACACCGTATTTTTTTACTATATCATTTAAATTTGACATAATTACCTCCTATTAAGGAACTCTACTATCTTTGAGCTCCGAATTTTATCATACTTTGTAGTTCTTTTTCGTATTTAGATATTTCATTTTCTAAATCTTTAAATTGAACGTCTCTGAACATTGGATAAGGACCATGTGAATAAGACATTATTTCAGTATCTTCATCTGCTATCGCAATACTTATAATAGGTAGTCTTTTCATAAGTTGTCTATAAGTCTCTTTATTCTTTATGTCCATTCCTCTATGTTTTAAATCATGATAAGCTTGGTTAGATATTACTAAATGGAATAAAGGTGTTTTAATTCTTTCTACTTTATTTATAATATCAGCAAATTTATTAGATGACAATACTTGTCTCTCTTTAGAAGTACCTTCTTTCTTAACAAATGCTACAGAGTTCTTTAATGATTTTTCCGTATTCTTTTCTGCAGGAGTTACTTTGACAGATCCAAAATACTTTTCATTCATTTCTAATATTGTTTTTACTACATCTTCGTAAGGAAGTTTTCTACTACTAACATCAACTGTTAATGAAGACTTTTTACTCATAGTTTTTCTAGAGAAAGATGTCACATCATTAATATCTTTATATAGTATTTCTACTTGTATTGTTGATTTAGGAGCATGTTTATTATCATTAATAAATTCTCCTGCTTCTCCAGAAGACACTAAGTTCTGTATATTGAATATTAATGAAGCAGCTTCAGCATTTCTAGAGAACACTTTAGTCATACAATCCATTACAGGATGATATGATTGACTAAATGAAGATAATATTTCTTCGGAATCATCTTTAATATTTTTACCAGATCTATCTGTTTTATTCATATTAGTGAATGTATTTCTTAAAGATGTTTTTGCTCTAGACATTAAGTTACCACCATCAGTTTGAGCTATTGATGATTCTAATGCTTGTTTAATTTGTATAGCAGCAGATGTTTCTAAATATTTAGCATAAGAATTAATTACATCTTTAGATATATCATCAGTAGCTACTAATGGTTGTTGAATATTTAATGCAGATCCGAATTGTTTTTCTACTTTATTATTTTTACTAGTTATCCATATATTGAATGGTACTGCCATTAATGTGTGTAATAATGCTAATCCCGCACCTACACCTCCAATACCTGCTAATATAGTTGCACCTTTTTGCCATTCAACTGGTAATCTATTATCAGATGATCCCTGAGTATTATTTCCTGTTCCTTGTGCTCCTCCTACGGCATTAGCTTCACCATAAGCAAAGAAACCTTCTCCAGATGGCATTTCAGCTACTGGTACTAATCCGTCTTTCTTCTCGGTAGGATTATAAACAAGATCATTTTCTTCATTCTTTAAAGCATCTTTAACTTCTTCATATTTATCCTCTACTGTTTTACCTATAGTAGGATTTAATTCTTTTAATTCAGCTATATCCTTTTCATTATCTTTAGCTATCTTCTCAGCAGGACATTCTACTAAATCTTTAGCTTTAACAGAATCGTTAACAGTCATTAATGACAAAATACTATTAGCTACAGAATCTTGATAATGGTCATTTAATTCTTTATCAGATTTATCTAAAACATTTGTAACAGTTTTAAGATCTTTCATAATTAGATCTTTTCTATCTTGTAAATGTACTACTCCTGCAAAATCAGTAGGTTCCACACTTTCTGCAAATGTTGCAAAATCTAATATACTATCTTTTATCTTTACTATTCTTTCAGATAAAGCTTGGACAGGACCTCGAAGATCAGCCATAGATTCACTTAAAGCAGATAACTTCATAGCTTTTATATAGTCATTTCGTATTTCTTTTACAGATTTATATTCCTTAAATTCTCTTGTACTAACTTCTTCTTTTGTTGTAACAACACTTTCTCCAAAAGCTGTTCTATTCATTATTTCGTTTATAATTGATAATGATTCTGAAGATCCTGTTTTTAACTTAGTGGTTAAATCCACAAATTCGACATTACCATGGCCTAATTTACCACTTTTGGAATAATAATTTATATATACTTTACAACTAACATTACCTTCAGAGTCTACTGTGAATTTTTTTATTTTATCGTATTCATGTATTAAATCTGCATCATCCATTTCATCTATATTATCCGACAGCATATCCTCAGCTTTAGCATTTAACGTGTCCCTATTCTTTTTTTCTTTCAATTCTTGTAAATTTTCTTTCTGAATTTGTGTCGGTTCAGTTTGTCCATCTTTCAGAGTTAGTATTATTTCGATAGATTCACCATCTTCATCTTTGATAGTTTCTTTTATATCTTTATTAGATTTTGAAGATTTCATAAATTCACCATATGCTTTGTTCAACATCATATTTTCTCCTTTCAATGAAATATTTTTATATTTAGCGATTCTTATATTTCTAGCTGAATCTATCTGTACTTCATCTGGGTTCTTCTTATCCTGTCTTAAAATAGTTGGAAAGGCAACTACTATTCCGTTCTCTTCTATTCTTAGAGATTCAATCCCACTATATTTATGAATAAATCGTTCATTATCGAAATCTTCTTTTATTTCTTTTTCTATAATAGATTTACAATAATTATCTAAAGAGTCTAATTCTTTTTTATTAGATAATTTATTGAATATAGATTCTTGTAACTCATTTATTTCTTGTTTACCACTTTTATCTCTTATCAATATTTGTATATCTTCGCCTTTATATTTTATATTACGCTCTACAAACTGATTAACATCGAATTTTAAAAATTCTCCGTAAGATTTTCTATCTGACATTTATTTCCCTCCTTTAAATTTAGATATAGGAATCATATGATCGATTTCTTCAAAATAATAATCTAAAGGAACTTTTTTGTTTGTATAATATCCAGAAGTATCTACAAACATCATACCATCTTGTCTTATTTGAAAAAAATGTATCAATTTGAATTTTGTATTATATTCCCCGTCGTCTGATTCTGTTGAAGATTTAGATCTAGCGTAATCATTCAATTCTTTTCTGACTTTAGGATCTTTAAGTTGTTCGAAAATCTTTTTTTGTAGTTCGTTAGGTTCTTTTTGATTTCTACTTAAAGTAAATTCAACTTCTAAACTCTCTCCATTTTCAATATCTAAATCCCACGTTACAGTATTTTTGCTTCCTATCTTCATAAATTCACCTTGAGGTTTTTTCTCTTCATAACTTGTGATTTCTACATCATATCCTATTTCATCATATGTAGGTTTTTGATCTGGATTATACTTACTAGTAAACCATCCATAAGCTGTACCACTTATGACTCCATCGGGCGTAACTTCAAAAGATGCTATCTTATCATATTTTATAGTATAATCGTCCTCATCGAGTCCACCTTTTTTCATAAGTTGTTTTTTCGTTTCTTTATTTATTTTAGCTCTCTCTTTAGGATCTTTTAAATCTGCTAAAATACTTTTCTGCAGATCATTTATTTCTGTTTCTCCTTTAGGGAAATATAAGAATATGCTAATATTACTCCCATCTACGTCGTCAATATCTTCTTGTTGAAATTTAGGTTTACCAGGTCTCATAAATTCTCCAAATCCTGATTTATATATTATCTTATCTAATTTAGCTTTTTCTCCAATAGGTTTAATAGACACATTATATTTACTAAGATTTACCATTTCTCCCAGACCAGATCTAGTTAATATATTCGATAAAATAAAAGACTCTGAAGATACGGTTTGTGTTATTCCTATATCTTTAAGACTAACAGATTTAGTGAAACCTTGGAAAATCTCATCAGCAAAAAAACCGAATTCAAGATCAGCTTTTTTTGTTTTTTCGTCATAGAAGAATCTTATTGTACTTGGGTCTTCACAATTCTTAAGAATATGTGTCCTAAAATCATCTAAGTCACCATCTTCGTTAATATCCCAATAATTGTTAGCTAAGAAATGAAAGTAATCTTCTCCTTCATCTTTAATTACGTCAAGATAACTATCCCAATCATTCTTAAAAAATTTTTTGAATTCTTGAGAATTAAATATTCTTTTCGCTAATGCTATTATTTCAGATTCTTTCGATACTATTAGTTTAGCCATATCTGAAGGACGAGGATCATTTTCACTTTTAGGTTTGATGATAACACTAATGAATTTTGTATCTTTAGTTTCGTCATCTAATCTATATTCACCATACTGATTCAACTTATATTTTTCTTTTTCTGGTTTAGGACCTTCCTTTTTAAGTCTCTGTTGTTCTAATGTTTGTTTTCTTTTTAACGTAAGAGGTGTACTTCCTTGATGTGTTCTTTGGTATTCTTGTAATTCTTTAACAGTCATACCCCAAGTTTTCATTGTATGTTTTTCATTAACATCGTCAAACTTCTGCTTCAGTTTCATGAACTCGCCAAATCCATGTTTATTTATTATATCATTTAACATAAATACTTCACCACTCGCTTCCTGATCATCTTCCCATTCATCTTCTAAATCATCCATAAAGGCATCAAATTCATCATCACCAAATGCATTAGCCTTATGATAGAAGTTACCAGACTTAATTTGACCTAATACTGTTTGAATTCCTTCTTTTATTTTATCTTTAGCTTCTTGAGAAGAGTTTGTTCCTAAATAAAGTTCCCCAAATTTTTTAATAGCGTCATCACTTAATCCTGCTACCTTTTGTTTAAAGGTTTTCTTTTCTTGAGGACTCATTTTTCTTTTCTTGTGTTCTTGTTTTATCATTTTAATTTCATCATTAACAACAGTAAACAACTGCTGTTCTGATAACCACTCTAAGAATACTCCCTTCACTGAGTGCCCACTATTTTTAATCCATTGAACTACACCGTTCTTTGGTTTTTCTTCATTAGTAGTACCCTCGGGGATGTCACGTAAACTTTTTTTAGCGGTTTTTTTATTATCAAATAAAGGCATTTTAAACCTCCAATCTTTTCAATATGAATAATAAGAACCTCCCATTACGGGAGGACTTATATTATTTAAATAAATTATTAAAGATGATCTATTGATTCTTCAGGGGTTCCTGAAATTCTAACCATAGCCGCTTCAGCACTTTCTTCAGCTCTTCCAGATGCTGATTCTGCAGTTACTGGAGTACCAGTAGTTACAGGAGCAGGCGATTCTACTTCTGGTGGTAACCCAGATCCTCTTAGAGATCTTCTAGTTCTCGTTGCACCTCCGGCCGATTCTGTCCCAGAGGTAGATCCAGGTTGTGATGACGCACCGCTCTCAGTCGATGCTTGCGGACCAGCTATCCTGGTGATCTTCTTAGGCATTTCTCCAGTCGGATCTAACCCATAAGGAGCTAAATCTGATGCGTCTACAACAGTAAATCCTGACCTGATGATTATTGCTACCTTTTTATCCTCTATCTCTCTAGCATATACTGGAGACATACAGTTTAATTCAGGGATATGTTTTCTTGTATCAAGAATAGAAACTTTTATCTTTGCCATTCTTATTCACCTCCATTACGTTTGTTTTCTTTATCTTTTTTGTTAGTTGAAGGTTTATTTTTGTTCTCAACTATATCTTTCTTCGTTTTTCCAGCATTCTCAACAGGTTTCTCTTCAAATTTAACTTCTTCACCTTCTAAATTAATTCTTTCAGGTTCTTCTGCTGGTTTGACTTCATTAACGGTATTTAATACTACAGGTGAACTTATAATTTCTACTGGATTTTTATGTTCTACAACTTCTTCTGGTTCTACATGAGGAGCTACAGGAGAAAGACTATTTAATTCTGCTTGAAATTGTATTTCGTTTATATTTACTGGTGTAGATACTTCATCTTCAGCCTTTGGTCTAATAAATGTATTAAATTTATCCATGTCTAACACTGTAGATTGATTCATTCCAAATCTATATTCTACTGTATGTCCTTGAACTATTAATCTTTCTACTTCAGGTATAGTTCTTAATTTTGCTTCTACATCTGGATACATTATATTTAATAAAGTATCGTATGTAGAAGACGATACATATGTTAATACTTCTACTGCCATAATTATTTCCTTTCTAATAAAATCTATTTATACCCACTCTTGTATATAATTCTTGATATATTCTATCAATAACTGCTAAAAGAAGTGGTGTATATAACATGTATTCCATTGTTACTTCTTCTAAATATAATTCTTCTAATACCTCTAATACTTTCTGACCAGTATCTATTTGATTATTATACCACATTTCTAAAATTTGTCTTATTTCTTGTGGTGGTTCAAATGATACAGGTTTTTTATCGTCATTAGGTACTATATCATAGATCTCATATTCATCCATACTATTCATATAAGTATTAATTTTATGATATGGATCATCTTGTTTTTGAGAATAATATTTATACTTATATAATTCTACACTATTTAATGCTTGATCACCTTTTCTATTTATAAATTTTCTGAATGGATGAGTTTTCCATTTAACAATAGTCATTTTATCTTCTATGGCCTCATTAGATAGCATAAGATCATTTGTCTCATATATCTTTAAAGGAAAGAATTCCATTTGAAAATAATATAGTAAAGGAGAGTATAAATACAACTTATCTTTTGTTTCTACTCTTAACATATTAGTGTAGTCATCGTAAAAGTAACTCATATAGATTTCATTTATTTCTTCTCTTTTTTCTATAATCTTTTGTAATTCTATATAAGTAGATTCTTCTAAGAATGGACTATATTGTGTACCTAAATTTTCTTGAACAAATTTAAATTCTTGAGAAATTAATTTTCTCCTTTTCATATGTTCGTATGTCCAAGGATTTTCAGGACAATTATCGTCTTTCATATAATCTACTTTAATAAATGTTTTATTATGTAATGTAACGTAATCTAAATTGGTTACAACATAGAATATTTGATGATTTTCTAATTTTAAAGTTAATCTATCTCCCATTACGGGAGTGATTGTATTAGGAAGATGGAGAAAACTTAAAATGTCAGTATTTAATTTAACATCTTCTTTCTCATTCTTATCTAACGTTGTATTCTTTTCATCAACATATCCGTAACCTATATAATCTTTAATTAATTTATATTTAGTAGCACCACTATAAGGACCATGTGTAGATTTATCTCCTACACCTGTAACTGATGCTAAATTATCATATGAATAATAATTCATTATAATTGGTGTAGCACCATCTATAAATCTAGTAAGTGAGCCATCTAATATCTTTTCTGTATTTTTTATCATACTATGTACAGACGTTGGTATAGATGAATAATCTCTACCATTAATATTTTTTATTTCCATAGCTCACCTCTTATATTATTTATATCATCTTGTATATATCCTGTGACTAATACTAAATCAGCAAATCTAGTAATAGCATAATTCACCATTTTATTTATACAATCATTTAGTACTGCATGTATTTTCAATTCATACTTCAAAAAATTCTCAATACCTGTTTCTTCTTTAAAGTAATTTTTACCTACACTAGTAGAATCAATTTTATGCTTATTTAATTTTAATTTCTCTACATGTGATGTCAATAGGTCTAACATAATAATAATTTTTTCTAAATTCCGTTTACCTATTTCACACACATTATAAGAAAGATCAATAGCATCTAACCAATCTTTTTTGTTGTATATAAAGACTTCTTCATAGTTAACATTTCTTGGAGTTTGGTCTATAAATTTTCTTCTTAAAGTATAAGTAGCTGGTAGATTTTCTACATATATATTTAGATTATCTCTAAATTCTTTTAAAGAACTTTCTCCACCAGCAAATGCAGAAATATTCACTAAAAGATCGGAAACAACGTTATGAATTTCGATTAACCAGTAAGAAAAGTCATTTGCAGCTTTCTCTAAAATAAAAGGATTATGCATTTCCCGCGATAGGATATCGGTGTGGGTATATAACCCACCACCATGTCCATCCTGATATTTTTTTAAATCTTTTAAAATACTATTGTATTTTTTATCCATTTTTTCAAATGAATTTTGATGTTTTTTAAAAATGCTATTCACTGCATCATTAGTAATATTATATACAACAAGATTCAATGTGTCTAATTGATCCATGTTGTTCCTCCTGATTAATCTTCGTAATCTTCTTCACTAAATTCTACAGGTTCGTCATCTTCGAATTCACCATTTTCGTCTGGTTCTTCAACATCTCCGAAATCTCCGGCAGGTGCTCCACCTTCTTCTCTAGCTTCATCTCCAAGACCAGCAGGTGCTCCGTTTCCACCTTCATATAATCTTTCTTCTGTATAGTCAGAATCAGATCCTAATCCTTCCCATTCTCCTTTATCAGAATCTTCTTGAATGATTCTTGATGGATCTTGTGGGTCAGGGTAAGATACTGTAGATTTATCTTTAGACATAACTAGTTCATCAAATTCTTCATTTCCTGATGGTCCTAATACATCTAAGATTGCTTGTCCTTCAGCTTCCATAGCTTCACCTTGAGCTATCCAGCTTTCTCCAAGACTTTCAAGATCAACTTCTACTGGAATGTCTGATCCTTCTGGTGTAAATTCAGGAGTTGCCCAATCTTCAGGGTCAGTAACTTCAGGGTCTTCCCCAATGTAGTTATTTTCGTCATCATATTGAGTATCTTCGAATTCTTCTTCTTCTTTTATTGCTTCCAATGAATCATCAAGATCAGTTCTTACTCCTGATTCTTCTTCTACCGCATCTTCTGCTCCGGCTTGAACTTCTTCGTTTTCTAAAAGTTCATCTTTTTCAAAATCTGCCATTATAGTTTCCTCCTCGAAATATATTTTTTTTTATTAATTAATGTAATTAATATAAAGGTGTGTTTTATTATAACGTTATTCCACCCATTTATTAATTCTTCTTACATAGTTATCTAAAATAACATGTAAATTTTCTGCTATTCTAATAATCTCATCATTATCTTTATTATACTTTTCAGTAAATTCAGGAATGAAATTTTCTCTGAAAGATTTAACGTTCTTTTCCATTTGGTCTATTGCTTGCAGACCAGTAGCAGTAACACTTTCAGAAACAGCCTTTCTTTCATAGTAATCTTGAGCCATTTTAAACATAGTTATTTTTTGCTGTTTAGATAGTCTGATAGAATAACTTTCAGCAGCAGCTGTAAAAATATTTTCATTTTTAAATATAGCTTTTAAACCTTCCATCAAAGCTCTAAATTGTTTCCTATCTTCTTTTTTATCTAAGATTTCTTCTTTTAATTCTAAATGTTGATTATATCTTTCCATTAAAGAAGATAATTTATTAGAAGGTACTGTAGATTTAATTGTACTTAAAGCATTAATATCTTTACCATTTAATTTAATATCAGTCATAACAGAATTTAATACAGAATCTCTATCTTTTAAAAGATTTATATATCCTTCACATAGAGCTGCGATGTATTCTGTTTCACTATCATAATTAGGTATATTCTTTTCTGAAAAAGATAATTTTTCTAGAATTATTTTTCTATCTTTAAGTACATCTATATTGTTATCTAGACTCTCTTTAATAGCTAACATGTCTAATAAAGGTCTTTTAATTTTCTCTATATAATTCAACTAATTTCACCTCCTTTTTATACTTATTTATAATAGAACGTTTGATTTTTACTAAAACAAGAGTCTTATAAACTACGTATAGGAGGTAATTTATGAGTAATGAATCTGATATATATTGGAAAAACTTAGCCTTGTTAAAAAAATATATAAATGTAGGAAGAATACCTGCTTCTGAATTAAAATTATTAGAAGAATGTTCACCTACGAAAATGAATAAAATATATACAATAGGAAAGATATTTCAAAAATATAACATTATATTAGAGGAGGATGAATAATGGCAAATGGTTATGTAAAAGGAGTCGTTCCAGCAGATCTGGATCCTGATGCATTAAATATGTACGTTGCCGGAGAGATCGTCATAGATCAAGCGGCAGTAGACCACGATGGTAAATTAACACCGACTTTATATGTCGCTGCTATAAATCCAGATAGTAGAAAAAAAGAATTATTCTTAGTATCTGGTGCTGGTAAATATGAACTCTTGGAACATTTAACAAGAGCACATGTGATTGGTAGAACAACACCTACTAATTTTGATAGGTCAACTTTATGGTTCAATACAGAAATGGTATATGTAGAACCATCAGATGTTACTAAATCTTATATTACAATAAGAACAGAAACTTCACCTGGTGTATGGGAATGGAAAAAAATTCTACCTTATACTACAATGGATACTGTAATATTAGGAAAAAATAATGCAGGTAATCCAATTACATTAGCATCTTTAATAAAAAATAATAGAGTGGTAAATCCATTACCACAAGATGTTAGAGAAAGTTCTTATGGAGAGTTATATATAAATGACTCTAATGAACTTTATTACAAAATGGGTCCTAATCCATCAGATCAACATTTAGTAGGTACAGTAAGTACTTATTTAAGAGAAAGATTAATCGAACAAATAAAAGTTGGTAATGAACAACCACTAAACTTTAATTACAACTCTGTTTGGTTTACTGATGACGGAGATATAAGTTTATCTAGAAGCAAATATATAAACTTAGTAGATCCTAATAAATCAACAGGATTAAAATTTGTTAGAGATGCTCAGAATAAAATGAAATCTGGTGCTGTATTAGAAAATGAAGCTAAATCTGTTATAATTGATAATAACAATACAACAGATTATGGTCATATATGGTTAAATTATCCTGTTAATGAAGATGGAAAATACTATATAGAATTATCTATAGAAGACCCACATAATGTAGCACAATTAATGTTTTTAGGTAATGGTGTTCAACAACCAGTATTAAATGATTATGGTACACAATCAGATAACTCACAAGCTTTAATAGATACTAAAAAAATGGTATTTGGTGGTAATAATAGACCTAAAACATTCGTTATGCATAAAAAGACAATATTTATTGAATTAGATAAAACTGGTGGTAACACAAATATTTGTTTAGGATATGTAACAGATAGTGGTACTAAAGAATATATATATGGTGATGGAACAACTACTGTTGGTTTAAGTATGAACTTAGCCAGAATAGCTGTGGGATCATCTGCAAGTACTGAAGCTAATTCACATACTAGATTTAGTGTATTACCTTATTTAATTAAGAAGATACCAGAAGGATTTAAAGGTATAAATAATACATTACCTGGAGAAAATCCTTTTTCTGCTGTTGTATTAGCTACAAATGCAGAAAGTGTATTCTTAGCTAAAAATGTTAAATTAGCTGATCAAGTAGAAGCTGGTAGAATTATTCCAGTATTTAGAGATTATGCTGATAGATCAAATGCTAGAATAAATGAAATAATATTTGATTCTAATAGTAGTAAATTGTATACAAAACAAAGAAATGGAAGAGTAGTACCTATAGCAGGTGCATTAGATGACTCTATAGAAGATCATATATTGAACTCTTTAAAGGTTACTATGGATGATGTTAAGACATTTACTAAATTAGCAAGTGACCCAAGAAGAATTTACGTAAGTAAGAAAGCTTCTTTACCAGCTGATCCAGATGTTATAATAGAAGGTAATATGGCTGTAGTAGATAATTCATCTGAAAGTGATGACTCTACATATAAAGTAGTAATACCAAGATCATTATCTAGACTTATAGGACATAACTGGGTAGATAATCAAAATAGAGCTGTATCAGGAGATTTAAAAACATATTTAGATGAAATAGATAAATTAATTAAAAACTCTATATTGACAGATAACGTTTATTCGGGTTATGGAGAACTTAACTTTAAGACATCTGATTTAGTAAATACATATAATACTAAACAATCATTCATTCAAGAATTATCAAAAAGAATGATAGATAATTCATTATATATAGAAACTGTAGCTAAGAAACCTGCTGGTGGTGTAAGTAGTAATCAAATAGATAACTTTTTCTCTGTACCAGATGATGGTATTTTATATGCATATTGTGATGCTAAAGATAATTTATATGCTACATTATATACTAGAAATGCTACATATACAAATGCATATATGAAGCCATCTTATAATGGTGGAGAATGGAAAAAAGTTATAACAGAAGTTAACGGTGTTACAAATGTTAATGATATTATATCAACAGGAAAATTCGAAGTAGAAAAAACAATAGAATCTCAAAAGAATATTTTCTCACCAATTTATACATTAAAAGGATCAACAGGTAATATTGGTATAGAAGCAAATACAATAACAAATAATAAAGCTAATTTATTATCATACGATGGTTCTTCTTTATTAGATACATTAACATATAAATTAGGAGATAAGAAATTTAAATCTTCTTATATAGTATCGAAAGATAGACCTGTATGGGTAGATGAACAAGATAATGAATATGCTTGGCTTACATTAAATGATATTAGAAATGCTTGGAATTATAAAGGTTCTTTATTTAATGCTGGTACGTTTACTTCATTAGATTCTTTAGTAGGTGCAACAAGTGGAGGATATTATACTTTAGGAGAAACTTCTACTACTGGAAACGGATTCCCTAAAGTTGGTCTTACAGGTATATTAGAAAATTTCGTTGTTCCAGGTGAACCAATTTTTCAAACTTTCGTAGGAAAAGATAATGACGACAGTCACAGAATATATGTAAGAAGTAAAAAGAATAATACATGGCTACCTTGGAACACATTACCAAACGAAAAAGATCTAGATAAGAAATTAGATAAAGTTGGAGGAACTGTAACAGGTGCTCTTACAATCGAAGGTGATATTAAAGGTAGAACAATGACATTGACTGATAGATTGACTACTAATAAGATAGAATCTATTAATAAATATAATCTTATTACTTCGTCAGTGACAGGAGGAAATAATACATACACAATCGGAGATACAAATTATAAGACTGTTATTATAGCTAATGATGGTACTAGTAGACCACAATATTACAATGGATCTAAATATCAAAACTTTATAGTTGATGATGATATAAATGCATTAAAATTATCGTTAAATAATGACTATTATACTAAAATACAGACAGATAGTCTTTTAGGTACTAAAGTAGATGGAACTAGATATGAAGAAGAAATGAAAAATAAAGTGTCTAGATCAGGAGATAATGTTACAGGTACTATAACTATGGATGCAGGAGATATAGTTATTAAAAAAGGAAGTCTTGTATTAGACGGAAATTCAAAAGTTTCATTAGCAGGTAAAAAATATAATGACAACATTACTTTAAACAATGAACCAGTTTCAACATATACTGGTACTATGAGATACGATGTTGTAGGATTAGGATCTAATAATGAACAAGCTATATTTACAGTATCTTCCGGAAATAATATCCAAGTTAATACTAATACACCTACATCTATACAATTCTTCTTAGATAAGAATGGAAACTTAGCTGTTGGTAATATTATTAATAAAGCTGTTAAAAATAATGCTAGAACCGTATTAATGAAAGATGAAATTGTAGACAATTATACTGGTGGAGCTACTAAGGTTTTATCTGCTGAAAGAGGAAAAGAATTATCTGAATCTACTATAGGAAGAGAAAGAGGAAATCTTTTTGATACTATAGGTGTAACATCAACTTACAGTACTACTAATTTAACATCATTACATGCTGGTTATTATTATATAACAACATTAAATGAAATAAAAGCGTTAAATTTAGATACAAATATAGTAACATCTACAACAGGAATATTATTTGTAGAAGGTAGTATAAATTCAGCGAACAGATCTTATAGATTTGTTACTCGAACAAATAATACTGATAAATATGTAATGGCTAATTTAGTGTTAAATAATAATGCTGGTGAATGGAAATATATGTATGATATTTCTAGATATTATACTAGAGAAGAAATAGATGCTTTATTAGCTAGATTAAAAGATGAAATTGTTGGATTATTTAAATCTAAGAAATTCTCATTTACTGGTAATACTACAAATAACAGTATACCAGAAAAATTATGTCACACGCATAATCATGAAAATCTAGGTAATACAGATAATATATTCTTTAAGACAAACATCACAGCTGAGAGTACAACTAATACAAAGAATTTTGTTATTAGATTATCAGGATTTAGTATGGGATCAGCTATGAATGATACTTCTTCACCTATTAGTATAATGTTAACTGGAAAATTAGATTTCCAAAGTAATGCACCTGTATTATCAAATGTCAATATAGTTAATATGGTACCAGGATCTTCTTTAGAAATATTTGGTGTTAAATTAACTAATGATGGATTCTTAACGTATGGAGTAAAAGATAAAGTAACTAATAGACAATTATCTTTTGATACATATATGAGATTTAGTAGTATAGAAGATACTACATTCAATGGTGCTATAACACTTTATAGAACAACAGAATTTTAATTATAAATTATAGCCTCCCGTATGGGGGGCTTTTAATTACAAGAAAGGAGAAAGAAATGGCTTATGGTTATTTAGGAGAATTAACTAACAGAAATTTGAATAGTTTAACTTCTGGAGAAGGATTTTATGAAGTAAATAATCCAGATATAGTCTCTTCTTTTAATAATTATCCTGACGACTCACATATTTTATATAAACTATTATTTCAATCTGATGATTTAAATAGAAAATATAAAATATATACTGATACAGAGAATAAAATTACGCCAGAGATCTTAGAAGAATTAAAAACTAGGCATAAAGCTGTTTATGATCATTTGTCTGGTGCTGGTGTTAAAGTAATCAAAGGGATATTAGAAATACGAAATTTTGATAATGATACTGAAATATATTATCGAAGAATAATAGGTCAACAAACATTCTACAGATTAAATGATAACGTGACATTTCAAAGATTTCTAGATTCAGATGGTTGGTCTGAATGGACTTATGTTTATACTAATACTTCTGAATACTTATTAATAGCTGAAGACGTTATAGTATCTAAAGCTAGACTTCATTTAGAAAAAGCATTTAAACATTATGCTCCTCCATATGATGACACCAGAATAAAAGAAGAAATAGCAAAAAGAATTGATGAAGATGAATTCAATACTAAATTAAGATATATTAATAGTGAACCTAGAGGAACATTAATATTTAAAGGTGGACCCGGTAATAATGCCAATGATCCCGGAGGTAATATTATAAGTGCTTCGAATGGACCTCTGATAATGGATACACTAGGTAGAAGAGATGGTACTGGTTCTTTTATACATGGAAGATCACCATCTGGATTTTATTTACAATTATTTAGAGCTTATGATGGTATGCATTTAGGTATAGGACATAATGGTTATTCTAGAGTTAGATTTGAAAATGCAGGTCAAAGAGGAGCAAGAGGAGTATATCCAACAAATATATTTTGGAATGACGCTAATAACTATGATATGGAAATTCAACATTTAGGACGTTTACAGTTTAATGGAATGGATGGTAGATGGCCAGTTAATCCAGGTGATTGGAACTGGGATGGATGGATACTTGATGATGCAGAAGAAATTTTAGTAATGCATAGTGCAGCAACGAACTATGGTTGGGGAGGAGTAGGTTCCTTTATGTGGCCTTTATGCACAAGAGAAAATGTCGATATCTATCCATCTTGTCCGTTAGCAGCTTCGATGTATTGGAATGGTCGGGGAATGCCAGAAGCTGTGATAGATGCACATACTGAAATTAGATTTGAAAGACACCGTGTTGGGGTTAGTACTCAACATGGGATGCAATTTCATTCTTATACGAGGTGATAAATATGAATAAATTATTCGGTACTATTAAAAATCTTCCTGGTAATATTAATCTTAGGGATTTAAATAGTTACTTAGATGATACCTTTAATACTAATGTGGGATTTCGTTGCTTAACACCTAGTAAAGTAATGGGGTATCCAACTAGTGATATAGGTTTTTTAATAGTATCAAGAAAAGAAAAATTAGTACAATTAACATATATAACAACAAAGGCAACTTATGTAAGTGGTCTTATATTAAGAGATAATGGAAATAGAACTCCTGTGGCATGGATCCAAAAAATAGACGGAAGACAAAAATCTATAGCTAATTATAAATCGGATGTACTTTATTTGATTACAGATAAAGATATACAAGATATCATAGAAAGATATATCATACCTTTCGACGATTCTGAATTATGGACATTGATAGAGGATAAAATTACTAAAGAAAGAGCTAATTTATACACAACTAGTCAGAATCCAGTTTTATCTAGACAATCAGGTATGGTATTCGAGACTACAAAAGGTATATGGATAGCTGGAAATAACATTATAGCTGGAAGTGCTAATGTTAATGAGAGAAATGATGGTTTTTTTAAAGGATCAAGAGCAGGATTAATAGTATCTAGATCTTCATGGGTTTCAGGAGATATAATGATGGCATATGCCAGTGGTAAAAAGACTTTATATGGTAATCCAGTTGAATCTGAAGCTGTAATGAAAGCTGGAAGAGTATTAATATTAAAATCTAGAAATAGACCTATTCTTTCGACATTTGGAGATATTTCGGCTGATAAAAATAGAGAAATCGTTATTAGAGCAGATGTTAGATGGAAATTGTTCTATAATGGTAGAGATGGATTCAAAGACGTGGCATATCCTGCTCATGCAAGAGAAGTATTAGTACAAATGTATACAGACGTAGGTGGAAGAATACATAAAAATAGAGCAAATGTATATTGGAGAGATCTAAGATATTGTGAATTTGAACCAATGCATTTCATTAAAGGTATAAATAATGTAGTAGTGCAAGATACAGGATTCTGTTATCATCATGCCGATGCTACAGTGCATGTCCGACATATTGGAGCAGATCATGTTATAAATCAGAGATCATACAGAACTGAAACTAAATACGAGGGAGATGCTGGTCCAGGACCTTATGGAGCATTTGATCATTTTCCCAGTATAAGAAGGATTTGGTGGAGATAGATGAATAATAAAAAAAATAGTAATCTAACAGATAAAAAGAATTTAAATATTGATCTTTTATTTAAAATAGAAGATAGTGGAATATATGATATAGAAATAAATAGTACATTAATGAATAAATATTCTATAGAAGAATCTAGTGGACAATTAGAGGTTACTGCTACTACTAATTTTTGTATACAACGTTTTAAATGTCTTTCTATAGAATTTATTAGATATAGAAGAAACAATACGTGGACGGATTGGGAAAAAGTAATGTCTTTAGATAATCCTGTTATAACTACAAATAATGGTGTAACAGCTTATGATAATAATAACATATTAAATGAGCTACAATTATATATAAACAAAGTAAGAAAAGATTCATCTCGATCAATCTATTCTGGTAAGCAACCACTTTATGACGATAGTGAACTAAGAAGAGCTATTTCAAAAATGGTTCCAATAAGTAGAGAACCCGAGATAGTTCCAGTAGTTAATGATAAACGTGATACAGTTAGTATAAAAAATAAAGATTGGTTAAGATTAGATAGGTTAGACGCGGGAGAATCAAGTGGGATAGCTGTTAGTAAAACGGCTTCTTATGTGTTTGATAATAATATTAATAATAAATATAACATAATTAGTGAAAGTGATAAATATTCAGTAATAGGAGATGAAAAATTCGATAGAATCTTTATCGAAGGACATTTTAGACCATACGCAACACATTCTAGTTACTCAGAAAAAATACCTGAAAGAAGAAGTGCTAACTTTATGGTACAATGGGATTTAGAATGGAAATGGGTTTACAATGGGGGTCGTGTACCAGAAGTAAATGTTGGCGGTAATCCTGTAAGTGAAATGTATTATAAATGTACACCTGATTTTGGTTATGGTTGGCCTCAGTGTGGAACAACAGGATCTCAAACCTTGGGTATGCATCCTACTACTACTATTTTTACTAACACGCATCCTATCGGTGCAGGACCTAATGGAAGAATATTTACTAACGCAGGTAATCCTAATATCGAATATGCGTTGTGGAGGTAACGATGTATAAAAATAGATTAAATCAATTATTACAACCATTTATGTTCTTAAATGACAATATTAATAGCTATGCTATTGTATTAAAAGAATATGTTAATGATTTAGATAAATGGAATGCTGAAGATGTAAAATTAAAACCTGTTAAGAAATTTTTAGAAGATAATAATGTAATAACTTATAATCAAGTTAATGCTTATACTACAGAGACTGTATACGAATACCCATTTATTTACACTACTAAAATTAGTAAGTCTTGGTTCGATAGTAATAAATGGAATTTTTATTTAAATGGTCAACATGCTAAAACATATAATGAAAATGATATTAAATTTATTCATTTTCAAGGTTACATTTATATATGTTGTAAAGAGGATATAACAATAACATCGTTGACTGTTATAAGAACAAATATACCAGCAGCTATATCAGAATTAAATGGTGCAATAACAGATCATATTAAAGGAAATCATTTAGATTTACCTTATGATAATAATTTTGTATATAAACCAAATGCTACAATTGGTAAAAAATTATCTATATATTCAAAATATATTTCTATTAGAGGTGGAGAAAATTTATTTGGTGTATTAGAAAGATATACTAATAATCCTTTAGAATGGTTATATGAAAATAAAATAAAATCATACTTATTAATGGATGATCATGGTTTAGTTACTTCATCAGAAGATGTTACTTTTGATCCATTATTCATATCTGTAAAATCAGGTAGTAAAGTTAAAGTATTCTTATTTTATGATGGTGTAGATCCTGATGAATTTACTCCTTTAGATTACGATTTCTTTTTACGTAATGTTGATAATTATTATTTAGAAGGATTATATAGAGAATTCTTTAAAAATAATGACATCAAAAGGTACTTATTAAGTCATCTTAAAATGTTACCTCAAGAAGAAGAAATAAATGTATTTAAATATATACATAGATATGATGAACTTTTATCTCCTAATGTTGTAGATGAAGTAATGGGATTCTCTTATGATTTATTTATGGATATGTATAAAACAAGACATAGAACTAAAATAAATTTCTCATTTGCTGATTGTAAATTAGTAGATCAAACAAAATATTCTGAATTTGAATATGATCCAGATAAAAGAAAGAAAGAAGATATTTTATTAAAAATGTCCTTTATAAATTATTACGATAACCCATTTGAAATTTATATATTTGGTGTCTTATATATGTCTACATATATTGTAGATAAACATTCTCCATTTACTGATATCTATATAAATGTATCTAATATATTAGATCAGTATAATATTGATTTTAAAGATTTAAAAAAATTAAAAGGTCATGTTGTATTAAAGAGTCATGATTATAAAAGAATAAATTACAATAATATAGATACTGATTTTAATGGTACATTACCAATAAGTGATGATCTATTTACTATTAAAAATAAAAAAGTCTATGACAATGGATTTTTATTAAAAGAATCAGATTATGAATTAAATACATTACATCCGAGTGGACTGTTATGTATGTGGCCTAAAAGAAAACATAAAAGACATTTAATATCAGTTATAGGAAACAGATTACCAGATACTAAGATATATTCTAGAACGTACTCTGTAAAGGCACAGAACCTCGATACAAGCGATTTAAACAAAAAGACAGACAATTGGTCATGTATTCATAAGAATCTCTTATACGTCGATTATATCGATTATAGATACAATCTATATATTGATTCATATATGTTAATAGAGAATTATGATTATATTATATTAGCACCTAATTTAATAGAATTTATAAGACCTATTACAGTAAATAAAGAACATACAGGTGATTATATTGATATTAAAGTAGAATATGAAGGTGAATTAGAAGATTGGATGTTAAAAGTATATAAATATAAATCTTATAGATACAGATTATTTAATGATACAAATTTTATGGATATGTATTACGATACAAGAGAAGAAACAACTTTAAGATTCGAAAGAGATGATACTTTTAATATTAATGATAAGGGATTATACGATAACGAACATTATAGATTTAATCAAATGACTACTAAGTATTTTAGCAGTGAAAATCTAAATACAGCAGCTATGAATAAATATGGTGAAGAATTATATTATAAATTACATACAGAATTTCCAGAATTCGTTACTAAAGTTGATAATAATTTCATTATAACAGATAATATTAAATTCACGTCTTTATCAGATATTCCTAGAAGAATATTTGCTCCAGAGAGAGTAGATATACAGGAATTAATTACTAAACATATAGAATCTGTAAAAATAATGAAATTTGAAAATAAGCATTTAAATAATGAAACTGATTTGTCTGATATAAATTATAGATATAAATCATTAATCCATCAAGGAGATTTATTTATATCTTCCAATATTCCATTAAACTACCTATTAGATAAATAAATAATAGGAGGAATAGAAAAATGGAAGAACTTAACACGCTAGAAACAATAATACCTAAAGGTAGAATATATGCGTTACCTTATAACATTGAGAGTGATTCAAATGTAGTATGGGATACTATAGGTAAACTAACAGATGAAGAATTAGAAGACGCTATACAAAAAGAGTATGATGTAGACGATGAAAGATATAAATATCTTAAAGAACTTTTAAAAGAAGAACAAAAATATAGACTAATTGCATTGGACACTTTTCGCCATGAGGTTCTTTCACTAATATTTAAAAACCCACCAAAATTAGATTCTTTATTTCAGTTAGAAGATTTATTCAAGAAACATTCTATAGACATAATCACTTTTAAAATGTATATAAAGACTCTTATATCACAAATACCATGTAATTTATTTTGTATTGTGAAGAAAATGGAAAAGGATGTGAAAATGAATGGATAAAATAACAGAAGTACAAAAATATATAATGGATCAAAGATTATCGAATGATCAAGTTTCTATTATATTAGAAAACACAAATAGATCTTTTAATAGAGCATTAAATGGTATTAAAATTGATATGCCTGAAATAATAAAGAAAATGAATCAGTTATCTTATGAAGATCTTTTATCTATTCAAACTTTAATATTCCTAGAAGGTCAAGAAAATAGTAGTCTTAGAAAAAAAAAAGAAGGGACTCTTAAATTAATATCTAAAGAAATAGAGGATATTGACTATGAATGTTCTCAATGTAATGTAGAAGTAAAAGACCATCTGACAATAGCAAATAAGTCGCAAGAGGAGTTACTGAAATTAGATAATAAAATAGGTGGATCTATATCTTGGAGATTATACGATAAAATATCTAATAATGAAGCTTTACAGACTTATAGTGAGGAACATAATAAGAATGATGATGTGGAAGTTGCTATTAATGAAAATGATGATTCATTACAAGAAACAACTAATGAGCTAATTGCTATATGTAAATCGAATACATATAAAGATATATTTGGAGGATTATGTAATGGACAACCACTAGAAGTGGAAATAAATACTATAGGAAGTAATATTGGTCATTTAGCAAATTATGAATTAGAACATATAATAAATAGCCATGTAAAAATAGGTGTGTATCATGTTGTTAAGTTCGAAGAATTAGAATTAAAATTAAGACAACAATTCTGTAAAATTTTTGATTGTAATTCGGTTTCTTATTATATAGACCAGAAGATAAAGGATAAACAACAATTATTAAATTTCGGAAGAGGTAAAAATATTGCATGGCCTTTAGCTGCTATAGTGGCATTAAAAGAAAAACAAGCTGAATTATCTGATGAAAGTGAAGAGATATCAGAATATAAGGAATTATTGTCTATATGTAGATCTGATGAATATAAAGATATTTTTGGTAATTTAATTATAAGTGATCCTTTAGCTATTACATTAAATGAAACAGCTTTAAATTTAGCTCAAAAAAGCGATAGTTCTTTAGAAAAAATTATCGACAGATGTACAGACGGAGAAAAGGATAGTTTAGTCAAATACGAGAAGTTAGAGTTGAGATTAAGAAAACAATTCTATGAGATTTATCAAGGTGAATCCGTAAAAGGAATTTTATTTCGTTGTATAAAGGATAGACATTCTTTAAATAGATTTGGTAGAGGTCGTGCTATAGTTTGGCCTTTAGAAGTTATTTATCGGCTACGTCAAAAAGAAAAAGAATTTTCTCAAAATAAAAAAGAAGAAGTAAAAGAAAATCCAGACAACGATATGGTAAATAAGCCTAAACACTATATGTTTAATGTGGATGGTCATGATGTTCAGGCTATAGACTTAGTAAAAGGACTACTAACACCTGAAGAATTTAGAGGTTGGATTAAAGGATCTTATTTTACTTATTTGATGAGAGCTGATAGAAAAAACGGGATAGAAGATTTAGAGAAAGCAAGAACTTTTCTGAATTGGCAAATACAATTCGACAAAGGTGAAGAATTAACTTTACCAGGTAAAAAATAAAATGACCCCCCATATGGGGGGTCTTTGTTTTAACGATAATCTACTAAGGGATTATTTCACCCTTAATAAATCATCAAGAAATTCCAATATGGATTGAAGTGTTTGACCTCCAATCCATATTGTAAGGATTACTGATATCGTTAACATAGCTACAGTTGTTACGATAACGATACCTTCCTTTTCCTTTTTTATATTCTGGATAGTAATTTCTCCCATCCAGAAATTGATTAAAATTAATATAGCCGTAACGGCTATCTTTAAAATTAGCATCATAATGCTACCTCCTAAAATTTTATTTTATTTCTATCATATATATAATATACAATTTCTTAATACTAATATAAACAAAAAAAAACCTCCGAAGAGGTTATGTTATATTTTATTCATCGACATACTCTACCACAACATCATTATCTACTAATTGTGAATCATCTAAATTGTTGATTATACGACATAATCTTCCATGTATGCTATCCCAAGTTGCGTTTGTTAAGTTATACCAATCTGCATTTGTATTATCCCAACCAGCAGAAACCATTGAACGCATTAAACGTCTCATATCATCCGGTGTTAAATCATCTATCGTTCTCATATTTATACCTCCAAAATTATATTAAAATATTTACAATAATGCTAATAATAAAAGTAATTACAAAGACTAATTGTACAACAAACAGAAGTTTTTTCTCATCAATTTTTTTCATTTTAATTACCTCCATATATATATTATTAATTTCTATCCAATAATATTATATATAATAATAAATAATTAACTATATTTTAGACGTAAAAATAATGACCCCCAATGGGGGTCATATTATTGTATTGATTTTACTAATTTATTATATAACTGTACCTCATCTTTTATTATCTCAAATCCATCCATTTCTTCATATTCTAATATATATGGATTAACAGGATCTCCTTTAAAAGTAAAGTAAACTATTTCATGTCCTATTTTTATATAAGTCTCTAATAAAGATCTAAAAAGTGATCTTCTTATATTAGCTAACTCATCAGGTACTTTATCTAGATTCATTAATGCGTCATCTAAATCGTTTATTATTAAGAGAAATTTCTCTTCTTCTCCGGATAAAGCATCTATAAAATTACAAATTAATTCTAACATATTCTCTTTTAAAACAGCATTATTTCTAAAGTTAATTTCAAATACATTTAGATCGGCTATTTGTTTATAAGGAACCACATTAGAAGAAAGTTGTTCACTATTAATAAATAATATCATGTCTACTCCTCTTACGCCTTTTTAACTGAATTTTTAGAATCTTTAGAAGGTCTAGCTTTTCCAGTATATATTTTGTCTAAATTAGTTGTGATGTCAATACATGATAAGAAAGTACTGAATTCCTTAGTTATCTCCTTTATATTTAATATAACGTCGACCTCAACTTTTCGAATTGTGGCATAAAGACTTTGAAGACTTCCTGTATCTTCTTTTGAACTATGTATAACGTTATGAAGTTCATTTATAACATCTTTTTTCGAAGACATAAGTTCATCTATCATAGTTAATTGTCCTGCAAAGAAAGAATATTCATCTTCATATGCTTTCATTAAGTCTTTAGCAGTTTTCTTAACTTTTTCTAAATTTTTTTCTGATATTATATACGTATCTTTTTCTTCCTTAGCGATTTTATTAACAGCTTCTTTCAATTCCTGTCTATATTTATTAAAATCATCTGTAGCAGTATCTATTAATCCATCTGTAACTACGGTCCTCATAGAATCAGGATTTTTTATTATTTTATCTACATCTTTAAAAAAATTTATTAGATGATTGTGTAAATATTTTGTGATATTTCTAAATTTTATAATTACGTCGTCAATAATTTCGTCGTCACGAATTCCACGTCTCAGATCCATAAGATCTAATATAGAATTAGCTGCATATACTGTTATGTCTCCTTTAGAAAGATCTAAGTGACTAAGCTGTAAGTATTTCTTCTTTATATTTTCTACTTTTCTTTTTAAAAAGAAACCTGTAATCTTTTTAATTAAAGCTTGGCATCCGTCAATAAAATCATGCCATAGTTTTTTAAGCTTTTCTATAAATGTATCCCAACCTGCTTTCACTTTTTCTCCAAATCCTTCAGCGTGTCCAGATTTAAAAGTAATAATTTCATTAATAGAATTCTTAAGATTAGTATTCTCCATAGATATAGTAGCTTTCTTATATTTAATAGCTATATCAAAATAAGATTCTTTAAATGCTTTTCTCTTAGATTCTACAAAATTTTCTTTAATACCTACTCTTCTTAGTAGTTCATTATTTACCATTATAATTCTCCTTTCAAATTTTAATTATCAATATCTTCTGTACTAGGTACTCCTTCTATAGAGTATCTTTCTTTAACATCTTCAATCAGTTGTAAATCTACCAATCCTTTTAATAATGTTTCTCTTACATAGTATTTAGCTATTTCTTTATTCTCTTCTTCTATACTAGTGTCTTCATCTATAATTTTTTCATAGATTTCAGAAATAGTATTTGTTTGATTTAAGCTTTCATTTAATGCTGTATCCATTAATTCACGAGGAGGATCGAATTCAATTATACATTCTAACTTCTCGTTACCAGTCAAATATCTTATTCTTCTAGTACATTCTTCTGATATAGGAATAGTCATTTCATTTTGTAATGTCATAACTGTCATAGCAGTAGTTAAGTTTATTTGAGCTATTTTTTTAGCAAAATCAATATTACCATTCGGATCTAAAATATCTGCTGGATAACCAAATGGAGCAGTAGCATTATTACGTAGTTTATCTAAGAACTCTTGATCCAATGGTTCAGGTTTAGTTTGATCTAATTTTTCTATTTCAAATAAATCATTTCCTGAAGGTAATTTTGGAATTATAATTGTTCTTCTATTTGCTAAAGTATTATTAATAGTATCACTATTAGCCAAATGTTCAAATGTAGGCATAGTAGATCTAAATAATCTAATAGCATTACGTGTCATTGTTGCTACAGATGCATCATTACTATGGGGTATTTTAAAAATAAAAGTATCTTTATCCATAAATAATTTATTCAACATATTATTTTTAATTAACTCTATTGCAGCTTTAATATACATTTTAGATTTCTCAATAAAGCTTGTTCCCATAGGACCTTCACCAGTTTTATAAAATGTTATGTATTCAGCTGGTATAAATCTAACACGAGTTTTTAATAATGCACCTATTTCTAATTCATCTAAAAGATACTCGATATCTTCTATTAGTGTCGGGTTATTACGTAATAATTTTTTAGATATATTTCTACGTAAAGTATTTCCCATATCATCTAATATAATACGTCTCATTTGCTCTTTTGTACTACTATTGACATTACTCATAGAGTACATCTCTGTTTGTTCAGGTGTTAATAACATTTTTAAAGATGTTCCCATTCTCATATTATTGAATTCATTTTCTTCTTTAATGACAAGAACTCCCATAAGTTCATTTTTAATAAATAAAGGTAATGTACGTTTAAGATCTAATATATCAGAAGTACATCCACGTATTTTATCTATATTAAATTTTAACTTACGTTTTTCTTTTAATTCTTCTAATTTAGCAAATTCCATATCAGTGAATAAAGTATCATTTATTTTGTCTGTAATATCTTCTTTACTGGCTATTAGATCATATACATCACCATTAGCTACACCAGGATTAATATAACTTTCATTTCCAGTTACTAATTCTTTATCTAATTTAATAGAGTCTTGTATAGCAGAAGCTAAACTATCAACATCTTCTTGTGAATAAAAAAGATTATCTATTAAGTCGTAACCATATGATGATTTTTCACTTCCTATTATAGGTGATAGATTATAAGTAAAAGATTCGCCCATAGCCTGTTTTACGTCAGACAATTGGTTATTTCTTTTATTCTCATATGCTGCTTGTAATCTATCAATAACATCAGTTTGTACATTATCTATATAGAAAGTCTTTTCTTCATTTGGTAAATAACTTTCCCCTAATATTTTATTTCTTTTATAAGCATCATATAATAAATCATTTGCTATATTTGAATATGGTATTGTGACTACTAAAGTTGCACCATATTTCATTGTAGACTTAACTCTGTCCATTAATTCTCTTTCCAAATTAAATGAATATAATCTTTTAGATGATAAAGTTAATGATATATCGTCTAAGGGTCTTAAATATTTTAATAAATCAGATACACGTTCTCCATTTTTATTTTCATCATTATTCTTAAATGTAATCTTAAGACCTGATTTACCAATAGCATTTGGAAATACTACATCAGATGCCATTAAATCAAGAGCACGTCCTATTTCTGACATTTCCTTTACTAATATATCATATTCTTTATAAGAATGTCTATGTGACATTATTAATTCTTCTAGAGCATCTTCTGTTAAGTCATTAGCACCTGACATTTGAGCATATAAAAGTTGTGATATTTGATAATCTGTTTGGGAATCTTTACCACGCATATTAAAAAGATTAGAAGATATAGATTTAGCATTAGATACAGATATATTATCAAAGTTAATATCATTAGTGGTAGGATCTATTATTTTACTAATTGTTCTACCGTAACCTTTTATTTCCTTCGAACTTTGTTCTAATTGTTGTCTATTAGCTTCTAATTCTTTTCGTACTTTATTTATATTTTTATCAGTAGCCAAAGTTAGGTTTCTCCTTTCTATAACAGTATAATCCAAGAGTTTCACTACTTAAATAGGTAAAAAAAGAAGCCCCTAATTGGGGCTTTATATTTTTAACAACAAAACATAATCCTATATTTATAGACGAAACATAAGATTATGATCTAACAATGTGTCATATATTTCAACGGTAAATATTAAACCGAATGAAACTATAATGATTAATACGAAAATATTAGTAGAGAACATATTCCATAATGTATATGATAGCGCTATATGGAGCATGAACATCATAATTGTATCGTATTTTGTTAGATTGTATTCTCTTTCCAGTATGAAAAGATCTTCCATACCTTGTGCGAACCCAACCATAATTGGGATCACCATTAGTAACCACAAGTTATGTGGAGACGTAAAGAGAACATCCATGTGAATCACCTCCTTATTTTAATATCATATATATTATATATAAAAATATTATTTTAAGGAGACAAAAAAAGAAGCCCCCATTGGGGGCTCTTTATTTTAACGCATCTTAAGGTCTCGCCATAGGAACGGTTGGATCATTCAATGGACTATAATTATTTACTTGTCCTACATGAATGTAATCAACTCCTTGTGGCGGATAACCTTCATAATTTTGGAAAACACCATTTAACCCATAGAAATGTGCATACAGATCTGCTGGTGGAGTAGTAGGTGTGAAGTTATTACTGAAATTATTCTTATCTACATTATAGCATAAGAATATTTTAGAGAATAATCTTTCCCATCTACCTTTCTCTCTTGTTTCCAAAATATCATAACAAGTTGTGTAACGTGTTATGATCTTATTTATCCCATGTTGTACAACAGGATTGTACAGAACTTCGTTAACTTTAGCGAAATATTGTGGTGTGTATATAGCATAATTAGATGCTATCATGTCTATATATTGAATGGCCATATTTACTTCAGGTTCCATAACAAATGTTTGATATGGTATTGCCTGATTAGTAACCTGGTCTTCTAATACACCACGTTCTGTACGATCTATGTACAAATCATCTACAGTTATTTCTGTTCCATCATGTCCACGAACAGCAACATCATCAACTTTAATTTCAAATTGATCGATGAATTCTTTAACTGTTTGATTTGTACCATCAGCAGGTTCTGGTTTTGGTTTCTTAGTAAATAAACCTTTTAACCAATTCCAGAATCTTACGAAGATATTAGGCTTCTTTTCTTCGTTAGCTTTAATAGTCGCTTTAGCAGCTTCTACTCTTTGAGCTTGAAGAATTTCTTCGTATTCTGCTCTAGTAATCTGTTCTCCGTTGTACCAAACTATATCTCCAACTATACAGTTTGCCATCTTAATTACCTCCTTCTTTTTTTATAATCTTTATAATACAGGTCTGAACTTTAATCGATAATCTTTATAATATTATCCGGTGCGAAATATACGGTATAAATATATTCCAATAATATCAAGAAATATCTAGTCTAGAAAATCATTACCACTCAAGTAGTAATACGTAATGATACTTACCTCCGAGTGAGGAGTTTAATATTCTTTTGCCCATTGTCTATTGACACCTCATACGACGTCTCGCTTATTGAGGAAATATTAAACTGGGATGGAATACCTGTATTATATTTTTATTTGAATACCACATATATTATATATAATATAAAAATAATAATAACATTAAAAAATAAAGGTAGCATTAAGCCACCTTTATTTATTTCTGAATTTCAAAGTAACTGTCATTACCTAAGTCTTTATGAAGTTTTATATAGTTCTGTATTAATTCCATAAATATACTATCTCCAGCTACATGAGAGATCAGGTCATCCAATGTTTTGTCATCTAAATTGTTCAAGTCTATTTTGTTGATAGTATATGATATTCCTAATTTATTTCTTATTGGTAAGAATACAATAGTATCCTCATCTAGACATATTCTGAAAGAAACTAAACTACCATGTAGATTTTCGTCAACTTCGTTTATAGCTCTTCCGTATTCTGTTGCAAGGAAGTCTCCGTTTTCTACTTTATTGATTATTACGAATAGCTCATTATTCTTATTAAAGTTCATAAAGTATACTAAGTCATCAGAGTTCCATTTTTTAAACTTAAGGGCTTTACTTATTTCAGATTCTAGATTACTTGCTACTTCATCTCCGTGTGTATCATCTTTATCTTCATACCAAAAATCATAGTCTAACTCTGGATTTAAGTCATTTTCTGTATATAAGAAATTATAATTTTCAGTATTGATATTTAGATGTATGAATATATATTCAGCTAATTCTTCTATATCACTTAAAAGTGATTCTTTTTTAGCGTAACCTTTTATGATGTTAGATAATACATCGGTAAAGTCTTTTGAATCTATTATTATAGAATGATACTTACCACTCATATTCAAATTTATAGAGCAGAATTGATGTTTATCTACTGTTGAATTTAATTTGACCACGAATGAAAAATTACCGTTTATTATAGCAGCTCCAGAATAATCGTTACTGAATCTTAATGCTGTTCTTTCGCCGAATATTCTTTTTAAGATTAGTGCGATTTCGACTACTTTAGTAGGTAATTGTTTGAGTATCGAAATGGCTAAATTTTCTCTTGGACTAAAATATAAATTATCTTTATCTATTATTTTCTCATTGACCAAAATATTATCATCATATTTCTTATAAATGAAATCTCTTGACACTACGTCTAATTTATCCTCTCTTGCTAATATAATTTCTTCTTGATAGAAAGATACTTTTATATTTTGATGTACATTTAATGGTACTGATATATTTTTACGAGGATCGATTGCTATAGATTTCTTATAATAAAGTGGATAGATTATATTTTTCGAAGAACATATGTTAGCTTCTAATTCCTTAAACAGACCTTGTGAAGGAAGATCTGTTATTAAATTTACATTGATATCTTCAAATAATGGTCCAGTCCCTGAATAATCCGTTTTGTGAGTATATGTTGCATTTAAAGAAATAGTATTTAAATCTAATACTATTTTGTCTAATGTTTCAAAAATACTGTTTATGATTTTGTCTCTATTATTTATATAAGGACCGCACATCAATTTATTATTTATTTTTTTATATAATTCGCAATCTTTATAAGAACCATCATCCTTTACCATGTTAAATTTATTTTGAATTTTAAATAGATTGTCATCTTTGTTGTCTGTTATACTACCATGGAAATGATATGATAAAAATGCAGGTATTACATCGATCGATAGTAATAATTCCGAATTATTATTTTTTAATACTTGAAATAAAGGTATTCTGAAAGGCATTGGTTGTTCTGGTTTTAAAAATTTCTTTTCTAAATGATATGTATCTTGCATATATTTAACAACATACGAATCATCCGAATAAATTATTTCTTTTACTTCTTCTTTCGATAGTAAATCCTTTTTTTGTTTCATTTCTATTTTGCTTACTTCTTCATTAGTTAAGATTTTGAATGTTTTGTCTTTTTCCATGTTATTACCTCCATTATATTTTTTTGTGTATAAAAAAAGTCCCCACGAGGGGACTAAAATTATTTAATTTTAAAAACATCTTCCATGTCTAATTCTTTACAGTATTCAATATACTTATGAATCATATCCATAAATATACCTTCTGTAACAGGTTTTACTATTTCTTTTAAATCTTCATCTTCGAATGATCTAAATCCTTGAATGTTTTCTGTATATTGTTCACAGATATTATTCTTAATAGGATTGAAAACAATTGTTTCATCTTCAAGACATACTTTAAAAGAGATGACCGAACCATGAAGATCTTTGTTATGATAATCGATTTCTGTAATAGGATTTCTTTTAACTACACCGGATATTTCTCTACATATAATATCTTCAACATAATCATAAACTAATACGAACAGTTCACCTGTATTATTTACATCCAGGTTGTATAAAATATGGTCATTTTTAAATTTACCGTACTTTACTAATGATTTCATATCATCTAACATACTATACTTGACTAAATCACATTGTTCTTCTTCTTCCTCATCATTATACTCCGTTAATTCATAATTATCATTGACATTTCTACCAGAATACCAGAAATCATAATTCATTATAGTAGGTGTTATATTTGTAGTGATATATTCATGTATTAATATTAAATCACTTTGTAATACATCGATTTCATTATTATGGTATTTTATCATTATTCTTAACACATCCATTAAATCTTTAGCATCAATCAAGAAAGAATATCCTTCGGTTCTATTTCTATATTCTACGTTATAATACTGATCTTTAGATTTAGATGTAAATAACTTCACCACTAATGACATATCACTATTATATATTCCTACACCTTTACCATTTTCTCCCTTACTCATGGTTGTTCTATTTCCAAATATTCTTTTAAGAGCTAAAGCTAGTTCTACAATATGAGTAGGTAACTGTTTTATCATATTTATAGCTAGTCTATCTTTATTATCAGAGTTATAATTTTTTAAATTTTTAGTATCTGCTGGTATAATATTTTTTGTCTCAGAGTTATGATATGATATGTATAATAAGAGATCTCTTTCTAATAAATCATATTTATCCTCTCTTGCTAATATAATTTCTTTCTTTTCATATACTATATAATTAGGTGTGATAGTATTAGGTAAAGATCCGATCATCACGTTATTCTCTTTATAACCTGTCGTATAGTATAGCGGATAAACAACATTATCAGGCGTACAAATATTAATTTCAATCTCTTTAGTGTAGTAAGGGTGTTCTATTTGAGGAGTTTTTGACATTAAAAATTCAAAATTCTTTTTTAAATCTGATTCACTCATATCGAAAATTATACTATGATGATTATATCTGAATGACAGTAGTGATAATTGATTGACTATAGCTTTGAGAGTCATCAAAATTTCTTTCAGGAATCTTTCTTTGTCTGTTAGCGATGTAAAATTAATAATATCAGCTAGACTCTTATAAAGTCTAATCTGATTATAATTTTCTTCAGTATAATCAGTTTCGATATGAGGATATATAACAAGATTACTTCTACCAGTTAACATATCACCGTATAATTGTATAGCTCCTGTGGCTAATACAGCATCTATACCTATACTGATATTTAGAGACTTGACATCAAGTATTCTGAATAGTGTAATTCTATGTGGAACTTTTTCTTGATATTTTTTCTCTAATCTGTATGTATCTTCTGCATACATTAAAGAATGTTGATCATTTCTAAAGATGTTACTAACAACTACTTCTTTCTCTTTTTCTTCTGTTTCAAAATTCTTCTTGTTTAATTTTTCCTTTTCCTCTAATGACAATACTCTAACTTCCATGTCGATACCTCCATTATTTAGATTTTTTTGTTCCATTTATATTATATATAAATATAATTTTTTAGTGTATAAATAAAGATCCCCCAAGAGGGGGACAATTATTTATTATCGGTAGAACCAATTCCACCTTTTCTTTCGTTACCTTTTTTATTTTCTTTCTTTGCTTGAACATCTTCATCTGTCATAAACCATTTATGGAATACTATTTGAGCTATTTTTTCACCAGCATTTATTTGTTCATTTATAGGTACCTCTATCTTTAAAGGTATCTTTATTTGGTCTTTAAAATCTGAGTCTATAACTCCAACAGAATTCATTAATCTTAAATGTCTTTTAATACCAGCCGAAGATCTAATGTGCATATAAGCTACATACTCTGTATCCATCTCTATTGTAATGTAGCTATCCATTATTTCACTTGATGTATTACTAGTTCTAACATATACTGGATACGGTGCTATTAAATCATAGCCTGCACTTCCATCAGTAGCTCTTTTTGGTTTTAATAGTTCAGGGTTATCCTTATATTCTTGTGATACATAAGGATTATTTCTTAATCCCTCTTCATCAATAACGAATCTTATCATTTGTTTTTCCTCCTATATTATGATAATTCATCGTTTGATTATTCTGCTATAAATTTCTCTAATTTAATATCAGAATTGATTTCTAATTTTCCATTACTATCAAATGAGAAATGTACATTTTCTAATACATATAAAATATCATCATTTATATCATTCTCTCTGGTAAGAATCTCTGTTAAAGGAATATATAAAAATGTAGGATACAAATAATTTTCAATATTATTAAAGAATATCTTATGTGGTAGTTGTACTTTAGAATTGTCTTGGTTGAATATTTGATTGTACTTTTTAGATTTCTTATAAGAGGTTTTACTTTTATTTTTAGTATTATAAAAATCTGTAATATCCCATGAATAAAGTACTTCTGTAGATCCTACTCTCCAGCTACTAAAAGACTCTCTTAATAGATTAATCATAATTAATCTGAATTCACCATCAAAATCTAAATGTGGCCATAATATTATTGAAGAATGATTAGGTTTAATTTCCCAAGAATGATCTAGTATTTCATCAGTATACCATGAGTTAATCTCACAATCAGATTCTAAATGTTCAAAATCTCTTTCTCCTATATAAATCATTAAATCTTTCTTTTCCATTAACATGCCTCCTTAAATATTTTTTTCATCCATTTCTTTACTTCCTTTTCTATACTATCATTCTGTTGTTTTTCTATTATATTTTCTTTTCGTGTTATATTTCTTTTCATATCTACCTCCTTATAGCATTCCCATTTTTCATTACTAAAGTTTCGTAAAAGTCTGTTTGTTCTATTAAATATTTAATAGACGAAGAATAAGGCCTTTCATTATAGTTAATAAATAAAGGATCTTCTTCCTCAATATTATATCCTAATTCTTTTAAAGCTATCTTAATGTACTTATTTATTTCGTCTATTACTTCTTCTTTAAACTTCATCTTTCTTATCATCTTTGGCATCAAAGTATCATAGTCACATTTAACTTTTAGTAAATGATGTATGGTAACTGCTTTTGGACAATTACTTTTAACTTTGTCTCCTGTCCACATTATTCCATAATCACTATCTAATGAAGATGCGTAATCCAATATAGTAAAATCTACTCGTTTTGCATCTAAATCTAGAATAATACTACAAAGCATCTGACTATCATTTTTATAATCCGGTATTTTAAACGTTATGTTTTCAATTTTTTGAGCTGTTAACATTTATAATCCTCCATTCAAATAATGGCCGCATTAAAGCGGCTATTTTATATCATTACACAAATATATTAATCCTAATATTACTATTATAAAAACGATAACTCCCATAATAAGAAAATAGACATCTGCGAAAGATACTTTTTTAAATTGAAAGTTATTTGTTAAATCTTTTATCATATACCAGAATCCCATCGCCGTAGCTATTAATATCGGACATATTATCATTAAAGCTAACAATAATATTAAAGCACTAATTACATATAACATTTTTTTCCCTCCGTTCAAATAAAGGCCGCATTAAAGCGGCCATTTTATAATACTTCTATACACACTAATATTAAGACAACCGTTAATAGAATAGCTAATACAAGAATATACCACGACAAGACATTGCCTTTATCCTCTTTTAAACTATTTATTGTCTCAGTGAAAATCTGATACATATTATATAAAAATATGCAGGCGATAGGTATCATCAACATTATCATAATTAGTAATATTAAAATTTTAATAATAGTTAATAACATTCAAATCACCCATATTCATTTCTCCCAAAGTCTTTCTTATTGTTTCCAATTTAATAAGCCTCCTTAATTATTTTGATAAGATTGTTAATACTAATCCAGCTACTAATAATAGTAAAATAAATATTAACCTATTAGCTTTATCTTTCATAAATATTTCATCATCAAATGAAAAAGATAGTTTCTGTAATAGTCTATTTAGATAGTTATCCTTTCCAAGATATATACTAAATACAGTATTTACTAATACAGCAGCAAAAATAACTCCCAAAACTAATACAAGTGATCTTTCTAATAACATTTCGATACCTCCTAAGTAATCTCCTCAATCTCAGCATCTCGTTTAAAGCCTTTCCACATTATAATACCAGCATTATTATTAGGTGTAGCTTTTCCACTAAATCTGATATTGACGGTATCTATTAACGATTTCTTAATACCAAGTGTTTCATATATCCTTCTTCTTTTCCAAGGTTCTCCATAATTAATTACAAATAAAGCATCTCCCAATTATATTTAGACTATATCTTCCAACTCATGTTTCAGAGTATCTGATGTCCGCTTCGGGTATTGCATTCTTATGGCATTTCTAAGAAGACCGTTGTGCTTTAAACGGGTCCCTACATTCATCGTGGGTATTGAACCACGACACCCTAGTCGTTGAACTCATATCCCATAGGGATAGCTAGATGCGGATTCATATTTCATTCTGTATTTTTTACTATACCTTCTATCTTTCTTAGAAGCCACTAATATATTACTATAATAGCTTAGTATACAGAAACTACTACTTTGGGAAGTAGCATATTTCCCGTCAATTCGTGACATTTTTACTTCGACAGAGTTAATTGCTTTATTTATTTTTCTTATTTCCCTTTTTGTTATTTTTATTTTATCGAAGTCTCCCGACTTCATTGTTTCCGTAGACTATATCTTCCAACTTTTATTTCAAAGTATTTGTACGGCGTTTCCTAATTTAATCTACAGGCATTAGTAGAACTCTCTATAGAGTTTAGTACATTATAAGGAGTTTCACCTTAAGCCTAGTCGTTGAACCTTCATCTTTCTTTCGAAAGAGCTTGGCTGCGGATTAGTTTTTCAAAATTCCTCTTTTACTATACCTTCTGTCTTTCTCAGAAGCCATATATAAATTACTTTATATACTTAGTGTGAATTTACTATATCTAATAGATATATACTTTCCCGTCAGTTAACCGTATTTATACTCACCAGAGATCTAGCGAGTGCAGGAAGTAAGAAAAATGGGACTCTCATAACCATTTCATCAATTAAAGAATGTATTCTTAAACCTAGTACAGAAGTTAGATATATACATGGTTCCCTACTAATGTATACATAAGGATCTTCTACTCTAGGAAAAACATGTTCCCTAATAAATAATCTTTCCTCTTTAGTACATACATAATTCAGGTCAATTAAATCACGTATTTTGTTTGGAGCTACTCTTAATTCTTTACATATCTTTTCTACATCACCTGAAAATATTACTCTAAAAGTATCAAGTGGTAATTGTACTACTTCTATTTCATGTATAGTAGTATCTACAATCGGTTCTATTACTAATCTAGCAGAGTTATCTATACGTGGAGCTATTATTTCTCCTCTCCATGTAGATTTCTTTCCTGCTCCTACTTCATCTGTAATTATAGATGTTATATTAGCTATTGTAGAAGTAATAGATTTTAATTTATTTACTAATTGTTCTGCAAACATATCAGGATTAGCATTAATTGATCCTATAGCTTCTGATAATATTTGATATTCTGTATTTAGATCTTTAGATTCTAGTTTTGGTAAACCTAACTGATTCTTTACTTGTAATGGTCTGAATTTCTTACTAATAACAGGTATAGCATTAGTATACCATCTATCCCTATACATAGATATTAATTCATAATGGGATTTTAAATACTTCTTAAGAAATTCATCTAATTTATCTGGTCTGAAAAATAAGTCATTCCAAGTAAAATCTGTTATAGGAGGTAACTTCTTTTTAGGTGTCTTCTTATATACTTTCTTAGAAGTTGAACCATTTAATCTTGTTACTATATTTCCTCCATTAGCAGAATATAAAAGATGACATATATAAGGATGTAAGATTTTAATATCTTTACCTGTAATATTTTGTTGTGGCTTTATATAGAACCAGCCTTTTTCTTTAAATCTAGCTCTATCTACAATTGTCTCACATATAGGACACATTTCATCAAGATGATCTAGTCCTATAACATGACCACATTTACAAGAATACATATTTGCTAACAATTCTACATCATCATCTTTAGTAAGACCAAATTTATAAGAATAAATACTATTAAGAGAATATAATTCTGTGATCTTATCAAAAGTAAGTTTCTTAAAGAATTCTTCTCCATAATCTATTTGATCATCTAATATAAATCCGTCACCTTTTTTACCAAATACCGAATCCTCGAACTCTTTTTCGCAATCCATAAAATGTATTGTTAAAGCTTTCAAGATTATTCTCCTTTCTCTATAAATTTCAAGTATTTAGTAGCATATTCTAAACCACAGTATTGAACAATTTCCCATACACATCTTTTATCTGTATTATTGTGGTAATTTGTTTTAAAGAACATTCCCATAGCATCTTTTAATTGAGATATCAACATTAATGCAAGATTTTTATCTAAGAAATCAAAGTTCTCTAATAATTTGTTTATTATAACACTATCCCATGGAAGAGAATCTATAATATTCCGTATTTCATGTATATATGGTAATCTACATAATCTTTCTAAATGGTTAGATCTACTTTCTTCAAATAATACGATTTCTCTATCTTCTGATAAAACTTCATATTCTAGATGATTATTTATCGGATAAAAATCCGCTGCTGAAAGAGGTAATCTCTCATTCTCGTAACTAATCTCATGTAATACGATTTGGAATTTATCAGTCTCCTTTTTGTATCTTTCCAGAATATAAAAATTACAAAGAAGTTTCGGTTCTTGATTAGGTAGACAGTCAACGATAGAAAGATCTAATTGTCTCCATATATTTTTACCTTTATTTTCACGATCGTAACTGAATCTGGTCTCTATTGATTTTACAGATGTTACTTTACTTGCATTGATTTTTTTCATTTTCATCCTCCTCCATTATTCTATTTAATTTAGCCATCGCCATTTCTAATGTTCGAATAGATTCTTTTTGTTCCGATATTCTTGTTGAGATTTCGGAATTAAGTTTTTCTAATTGTTCAACATTGTCTATAGCCTTGTTCAACGACATACCAACCATTCCTCTGATATATTCTAATTCCCTTTTGTCTTTCATCTTATCGCCTCCTTCATTAAATTATTATACCGTACTAGACGGTTTCATATTTCTTTCGAAAAAAATATAAACTATTGATATCGAATAATAAAAGATATAAGATAGCCAGATTATTTTTATCGTCTGAATACGATTAATAACCTAACTATCTTATGCATCTACCATCTATACCACCTATATGATATATAATATAAAAAAAATAACCTCATCAGAGGTTATTGAAATTTTTCTTCCCATAACTTCTGGAAGAAGTTTTGAGCTTCCTCCATAGTTATTTTAGATTCAGGTTTTATTTCCATGAATCCGAATTTTTCTCCCTTGTTATTTTGGATCTTTTCTGATTTTTTGATTTCTTTTATTTCTCTCATGATATATCTCTCCTTATTTTAGTGGATTGTTTTTTTTTTTTATTTGTTTTTAATTTCGAAGACTATTGGTTTATCTAAATCTTCAATGTTAACATTTATTTCTTTTTCTTTTTTTGCTTCTTTTCCTAACTTAGTCTCTAATAGTTGAGACCCTTTAATTTCATTGAAAAATTTTTGTCCAAACATTTTAATCATCTCCTGTATTATTTTATTATTTCTATCATATATATAATATACAAAAAAAAAAAACGAAGATTATCTAAAATTAATGATAAAATATAAGCCCCCACATGGGGGCATAATATTATTCATAGAATTTTTTATCCATTCTTCTAACTATAGCTTCATCGTATGTATTACCAGCTTCCACTTTTAATATGAAATTACCTTCCATAGCAATATCGTACGTTAAGCTTTTATTAGCTTCATCATATGATACTGAAACTTCTGGTCTAAGATCTCCACATATTTTTTGTATGACTTCATTAACAATTGAATTCATTTCCATTCTATTATCTAATGTTGTTAATATATGTATATATCTTTCTATATCTACGAATAGACCAGGTACTTCAGGTAATAGAGTTCTAGCTCCGTAGAAAGATCTAAAGATACTAGATAATGCAGCATCTAAATCTCTTTCTACTAATTGTTTACCATACTCATTATAAGAAGGAGGATAGTCCACATAATGTTCATATAATTCGTTATCACTTGTAGCTTTAAACTTCTTTTCGTCTACACGTTCCATTTAATTACCCCCTTGCGGAAGAATCTATAAATACGGTAGGGAAATTTTTTTCGTTACTATCTAAAGTAATCTTTGCTTCTGCTCTATTTTTAACGAATTCTGTACATGTTTGATTCAGTACGTCTAAAGCAGACATTAGAGGATCTGGTTGATTAGGATCAACATTTACTACTGGTGTTGTAACAATTTTAATTAATCTTTCTACTAAAGACAATCTATCATTCATAGGCATCTTTGTATTATTATTTAAGAAAGCTACTACAGCTATCTTATCTAAATACCCAGCAGTGATATCTCCAAAATTCTCTTTAACTAATCCAGCATAATAAGATAGACTTTCTCCTAATCCTCTAAGACCAGGTTTAGATTTAGCTTGTTTAGCAGTTAAATTATACTTTCCTTCATCTAATAACAGATCTTTAGATTTTTGAGAAGTTAATAATTTTCTGAATTCTTTATTTTCTACTACTATTGCTGCTACATATGTAAGAAGATTTAAATTAGGGAATTTCTTAAAGAAACTATCTTCTTCCGGAGCAATGTCTTTACTAAATACAGGACTTTCTTTATAGTATCTAACTATTACTGGTACCCATTCTACAGTAAGTTCATACATTAATAAAGCAGCACCTTCTGCTAGATATGGTTTACCCATATTTTCTCTACCAAATACATTCCATGATTTAGCTAAGTTAGTATCTGTTAAGAAATCATATAATTTATTATATATTTGAACATATCTAAATTCTTTATCATTAAATAATTTATTCAAATGTGTTCTCATATCTTCTACATATTTAAAATTAGGAGCTTTTCTTATTCTACCATTAATAATAAAAGAATCCCAAGTAAATCCTATTTCTGCCATATTTTGGTCAAATCTATTTGTTATTTGAGATAATGTGTCGATCGTATGTATTTTCTCAACCGGTTCAGGCTCAGGTTCTTCTTCTTCATACATATCGTCAATACCATCTGGTGCCATTCCCATTCCTCCATCCACATCATCTATACCTTCTTCCATAATATTTTCTTCATCATTCATTTCAGTTTCAGAATTTAATTCTTCATTAAATTCATCTGCTGCTGCTTCAGAGACTGCTATTCTTCCTGAGTAAATCATACTCTTAATAAAGTTCTCACTAGCAGCTCTATTGATATCATATACTTCTTTAGAAGATTTAACATTCATTTTTACAGCAGGCCATTCAGCTTCATCTCCTGAGAATGATCTTACTATCATATTATCTACAAATCTTACCCATACGGAGTATCCATGTTCTTTAATTCTTTCGAATTCAAATGTTACACAAACAGCCCATTCGTTATGATCGTATGTTCTTGATATTTGATAAGCTGTTTCCATTTCGGGTTTACTTAGAACATTTTCTTCACCGTAATACCCTTTAGTCTCTTCTAAATACTTAACAGCTTCTTTCCAGATTCTTTCTTCATTAGCTTTTAAACATTTAATAGCTCTTTCTTTAAGTTGTTCTTGAAGTTTAGGATTTTTATACTTCTCTCTATCTTGTTGTCTTAATACTAATCTAAAAGGATACTTTCTTCCATCTGTAAAAGAAAAACCATATTCTTCAACAGATGTCCAGAACATTCCCGCAGGAATGTTACTGGCAACTTTATCTCTTTTAAATTTTTCTCCTAATGCTATAAACATTTCATCACCTATCCTTCGAAGTATTCTTCTATAGATTTTATTATAGCATCAGCATAAGCTTCTCTTTTTTCTGTTAATGTTTCTATATCTTCTTTATTAGAAATGAATGCAGGTTCTAATATAACACATGGAGAGATAGTTCTAACAAGTAGAGATCCTCCTCTATCAGCCAATGTTTTAGGCTTAATACCTCTATCTCTTAAACCAACTGCTTCTACCACATTTTTATCTAATAATGAAGCTAATTTCTTAGATTTTTCTGATCTTTGATAATATAAGAATTCACTACCATGAGCTGATTCATCAGCTGCATTTAAGTGAAAGCTTAAAATTATATCTTTACTAGAAGCTACTCTGTTTATTTTAGAAAAAAGTAATGGAAATGTATCTTGTATAACTGTGACGTACTCTATACCTTTTTCTTTTAATTTAGGTTGTAAAATAGTTTCTACAAATTCTTTATTCCAAGCGTGTTCCTCTAAACCAAATGCACAAGCACCTGGATCTTTTGTTTTACCACCATGTCCGATGTTTAAAATAACTTTACTCATTGTTTTCCACCTTCCTATCAATTAATTGTTGTTCTTTTAAATATTTATACATCCTTTGAGGATTAAACTTATAATACCCTTTTTGATTTAATGCTTCATCTTTGTACATTAATCTATAATCAGTAGCATAATCTATAGCATGTAATGCCCATTCAGAACAAAAATATTCATTCTTATTATGAGCAGTATCTCTATTATCTTTCATTAAGAATTGAGCATTCACAATTCCTTTATAATCATATTTTAAACCTTCAGTAGCTTCAAAAAATTGAAGTATTTTTTCAAAATCAACCAAAAAAGAAAGTTCATAAAGATCATGATTTTTTTCATATTTATAATCCTCAGATCTTACACCTCCAGGATTAGCTAAATATTTTTTTCCATTATAAACAAACTCTACATGTGCGTATTCTCCTAAAGTCCATAAAGAAATCATTTTACCAACAATTCCTTTTCCTTTATGAAAACAAACATACATGAAGTTTTCTTTTAATTTCATATTAACCTCCTTTTTTAAATAAAAAAAAAAATGCAATCTGAGGGAGACTCGAACTCCCGATTTCACGTACCTACGCCAGACCAAAATCTTAGCCTCAATCAAAGTCGGACTAATGAAATCCAACCAGTTCACTTCCTTATCGTTGTAAGGCTTAGCTTCTTGAGGAGCAGACTTTATTCATAAAGTCTAAATATCGATTTTCTTCAATCGAGAATTTCCGTAGAGTGCTCTGGCCGCTGAGCTAAGAGATGCAATCTCTCCGGGATTCGAACCCGGGTCCTCTCTACTTGGGTTTTAAAGAGTTTTCCTTCTCTATATGAATCCAATTATCAAATATATGATATACACTTATGATTATTTAAGCTTATCTAAATTCCCATGTAACTTTATATCCAAATGTCTCAGTATCTTCATAATATACTAACGGCAATGAAAGTTTTTCTATAATAGTTTTATTGTCTAATGCTGAAATATTCATTGATATTAATTGATCTGTTGCTGGGTATCCATTCATACCTTTAAATTGGATATATGTTATATCATTAGGGAAAGAGTCCTTTAAATATTTCTGTAAATTAGATATATGGAATTCGTCATAGTTTAAAAAGTTAACACTAGATAAATAAGTATACACAGTAGAATTTAATTGTCTTTCTGTAACTGTACTTCCTAATGCTAACTCTACAATAAATCCCATATTTAACATTACGTTATTTAATACTTTCTTATCTAATCCAATAGTATAATTTTGTGATAGTCCATATGTATTAGCAAATTTAATACTATAAGAAAATTCTCCTTGGAATTTATCTAAGAATTTATCTAAATTATATTCTCCTTCCAAAGCTTCTTTATAAATGTTTTTAAAGTTCTTATAGAATCCGTATTCTACTAAAGGATACTGATATAATCTTATAGTGTCGTTATCTATTACACTATGTTGTATTTTATGATCTTTGGTCCTATTCTTAGTTAACCAACAATCAAAATCAAATTTATTTACTACTTCTCTTTCGTGTTCTAATAATCCAGATACCGCATCTTTTTTAGTAGGCATTTCTACTTCAATAGATCCTTTTAAATCTTCTACATCTACCCAAACATCTCTATTTGTAGTATTATTATGTAATAATATTTTATCATTTTGTATTTGTGTTTTCTTATTAGGAGGAATTATTTCTAAAGAGTATGTAAAATAATCATCCTGCGTATCATTGTCATAAGCATCCATCTTACATCTAGCTCTAAATACTTCTTCATCCTTTTTATTCTTTAATATAAAGTATACTTTTACAAATCCAGTATCTTGTATTACTTTAGGATTATTAGGATCAGGTAATATAAATAATGTCTCATTAGGTACTTGATCAACCAAGTTATGTCTTAATTGAAAATTAACATGGAAAGGTTTATCGTAATCTTTTTTGTTAAATTCTACCCAGTTACAAACCCAAGAGAAAGGTATTTTACTATTCAATAAGGAATAACTAGTGTAGAATCTTTTATTTATATCTGGCTCATATAATCTTATCATATTATATGTCTTATCATATGTTACAATGAATGGATTCCAATAAAGTATATCTGTTAATGTAGATGATGTAACAACAGAATCATCTTCTATAGTACCTTTAGTAGCTGATACTGATTTAACTACTTTATGAGTCATTCCATAAAATTGACCATTATTCATTATATCTATAGATTGATCTTTATATTTCCAATCTAATGTTAATGTATTAGTAGGAACTAATCTAGATTGTCCATCTGATTGGAATCTTAAAGTAGTAAATATATTAAATATTTTTTGTATATCATTTCTATACTTTATTACAGCATACTCATTTCCACTTTTACGAGTATTTAATTGCATAGTTAAATCATTCTCTATAACAATAGCATCGTATGTAGATTTTTTAGCTATTATTGTTCTTCTTAATTTCTCTACACCTTTATCTGTACTTTCTCCACCATAAGAAATACCTTTATCATTTAATTTAACCGTCATTCTTAATTCTCCAGAGTCTTTTTGGTTAAATTTAATATTAGGTCCTTCTAATTGTGCATATTGGAAATTAGCTCTTACACCAGCTGTAACATACACATACACTCTTAATTTATCTCCAATCATTGGTCTAAAACCACTCTCTTGTGATTTATGTACTAATGTAAAGGTATTTACACTATCCCAGTGTATGAATATACTGTCTTCTGATGTTCTACTATTTTCAAAATATATTTTTTGCTTTAATTTTTTATTTTTAATTAATCCAAATGATGCTGTATTTCTATAAAAGACATCAATACCTGCTATTTCATCTGTAGGTCTTTGTAACGATATAGGAAATAATTGATAATCTCTATTACTAAATTCCACTTCTTTAGGTTCTCTTACATATTGTTTTAAAGTTAAATATATGTAATAAACCCATTTGTCTTCTTCTAATATTCTGGTACACGGTATCGTTAAGTTAACCAGATCAGAAACAACATTTACTTCATCCCCTAAAACATATCTAGCAGTAAGAAAGACTTCATTATTAACTCCTACTTCTAATCTTATTTCTATATCATAATCTAAAGAATAAATAAAGTTTCCTATAGATACAGTATTATCTTTAGATATAATATATGTACGGACATCTCCTGCTTTACTAGCCTTAGCTAAGAAATCTTCTTCCCTTATAAGAAAGTTAACTTGGGTAGATGAAGGTACAGCATAAGAAGGAGTTACTCCTACTTCAGCAGCATGTTTTAGTAATGAACTATATTTTCTAGCAGTCACGACATTACTTTCTTGTATAGCCGAATTAGCTTTAAATAATACTGTGTCATTTATATTAGTAAGCACATGGATATTAAATCCAATTGTTCTTATTGCTGATATGTCCGTACTATTCATATTATACATTTTTAATAATGCTTGTAACATTTGCATATGATCAACATTACTGTAGAAATTCATAGACTTACTAGCCATATAAACCTCCTTTCAAATTAAATTTCTCTAAGTATAGTTATTATATTATTATAAGAAGAAGATTTAAATATACTTCTTAAATTAGGATATCTAGAAAAAAGAGAAGGTCTTCCACCAACAATATGATCTGCCATGATACAACCTATAGTATCCATATTCTCTATCATATATGTATTACTAGCACCATACATTTGAGATATAGTATGTATAAATGCAGCAGGTTGTAATTTAGCCATCCATTTAAATTCTTCTCTTAAAATATTAGTAACCAAATCTTCGAAATGATTGTAGTCTCTATTCCAATCAAAAGCTCCATATTTACTTTTTAATGCTCTAAGATCTTTATCTTCTATTCCAGCTATATTAGCAGCGAATGCTTCATTGTCCATTATAGATGTTTTATTATGAGACAATAAATAATAACCCATTAAAAAATGAAATTTAGAAGTTTCACTAGGTCCTGAGAAATGACCACCGGTATTCTTAGTTATAGCTTTACCCATCATTTCCATATAACCTTTTAAGCAATCTTTTATATATTGTCTATCTTTATTAAATTTATCACTATAATAAAAAATAGCTGCTCCTATTAATAATGAATATAATTCATTTGATGGTATATTATAAGATTCTTCTAAACCTCTTTTTCTTTTAGCATGTGGTGTAGCATTAACTAATACTACTCCTTTATCATATACCCATTTAACAGTTGCATGTTGTAGTTGCTCATTATAAATTAATCTTATTTTACCTGTATTAACTAATTTAACTAATTTATCTGCTAATGGTAATTTATTTAATTGTAACAAATATAAAAGATCTTCTATCCCTTTATTTATATTAGAAACACTACTAGCTTTCAAGATTTTAATGTCTTCATTAGACATTTCTTGATAAACATACGTATTCTCTAAATTATTCATATTATCCTCCTTAATTTTTAATATAAATGATATACTTTGAGTTCCAGATTATATAAAACTGCCCCGTAGGGCAGTAATTATTTAGTAACTTTGTAATATTCTGATAATGCACTTTTACCAGCAGTAAGTAATGCTTCAAAAACAGCACCACAATTTTGAATAGTTTCTGTTAATACTCTTGAATATCTAGTAAAGAATATAGTAAGTAACTGGTGATCCTTTTTCATTGCTTGTAAAGTCATTGGTGCACTTCCTCCACCTGGTTGATTAGCAGAAGGATTCACAATAGGTTTGCCTGATCTATCATTATAAACATCTTCAGCATAACCTGCTCTAACAATTGAATCGAATAATTTTTCATCCCATACAGATTGCTGAGAAGCCGTTTGTTGTTTTTGTACTGCAGCCTTATCGTCAGCAGCTTGACCAGCAATCTCACTTTGCTTGAATTTTTTTGAAGCGTCTGTTCCTTTTTCGATTGTTTGTTCTGCTGCTTTTTTATCTGACAATAATTTTTCTAAAGAAGATTCTATTTCTGCTAAATGTTTCTTTTCATCTTTTAAAAAAGTAACGCCTTCTAAACTAACAAATTCTGCAGCTGATGTCCTTATTGTATTTAGTGTAGCTTCTAATGTAGAAACAAGGTCATCTCCTTTTACTTTTTCTCTAGCCATCTGTAATTGTTTACTATCTATAGATGCTCCTGGTCCTTTACCAAATACTCCTTTCACAACATCTTTTACACCTTTAGTAAGTTTATTCTTAGATGACGCTGATATATCTTTATTAAGATTAGCAAATATGTCTAGTCTTTTAATAACAGCTTCTTCCATATCTTTTTCAGTTATATTATCGAATGGTCTTTTTTCACCAACAATACGTTCGAATAATAACTCTATAGCATCTCTTTCAGTTTTTTCGTCATGGAATCTTATACCATCTAATATACTTCCACCTTCTTTTAAAGTTTTAAAATAAGACACTATTAGAGCAGCTCTAGAACCTTCCACGGTTATGTCTAATCCTATAGCTCCTAATCCTTTTGGTGTTAAGATTTCGCTATTATCTTGATTTTCACCTGTTATTGTTCTAGCAGATATAGCTTTGTCAATATCTTTCACTAATCTATCTAATCTTTTTTGATAGCTAAATACACTCTGTACTAAATTATCAATCATTTTCATCATTTTTTTAAATATTTCGATGAATATTTGTTTGACTCTTTCGTATTGGTATCTTACTGTCTGTCCAGCAGCGTTATTTAATATAGTATTATTAGCTACGTTAGCAGTTCCTTTAGCCATATTACCAAAAACTTTACCGGCAAATCCTCCACCTGCTTTTCCGGCTCCTAAAGCGGCTTTACCTGCTCCCTTAACAGCACCAGCTGTAGATGAAGAAAATATACCTTCACCAAGAGCAGATATTTCTTCTATTAAATCATAACATTCAGCTATAGCTATTTGAGGATTATTCCTTTTGTAATATCGATCATTAATCATATCAGTTATCATAATGCCTCCTTATTCATTTATTTGATATATTAATTTACAACTTATTAAAACTTCTAATACATTTGTAGGAGATAATTTCCATCCTTGATTAAAAGCAAAATTCTTCATCTTCTTACTTTCCATATTTTCTTCTATTAATTTATTACCACAATACTCTATTAATTCTAAAACGAATTCAGAACAAATGAATTTTGTTTTTTGTATTTTTGGTATAAAAGGTATACGTAATACATGGTAAAGTAATATAGATAAGAAATCATATTTGAATGTAGTACCATTATTCTTTTTATATGGGATTTTATAATATGTTTTATCTATTAATTCTAGTCTTCTAGTAAACTCATCTACATCAGGAACTCTTAATTCAAAAATATCCCACAATTGTTTATCTTCAAAATGCATATCATTTATATCTTTTTTTCTAACACCACCATCTCTTCCAGAACTACTGTAGGAGAATTGTCCTACAATTAATTCTACATGAGCATAAAATCCTCTAGATGTCCACGTTATTATTTTGTCTAATAATTTTTTATCACCTTTATAAAAAGCGACATATATTTTCTTTTCATTAAAAGTCATTCGGACCTCCTCTCTTTATCGTATAATTTCTGTTATGTCTTTCCAAACTCCTCTTTCTTTTACTTGTATAGGTCTAAATCCTAGTGTTATTTTATCTATAGCTAATTTTTCATTAGGTGTTAAATTATTTCTTTGTGTTATTCTATTAAAAAAATCAACTTGTTCAGGATAAGCTGGATCATATGCCAAGTCAGGATTCGTTTTATATCTAGGAGAACTTTTTACGATCTCAGGTTTAAAATATGTTAATACCCAATTTGGCTTATTTGATTTAATGTTAGCTTCCATCAATCTATCATTATATGCTATTAAATCTGTATTACTTTTATCTAAAACAACTCTTACTTCCGGTCCTAATCTTATATCTTCTGTTATCATGCTATCATTTCTGACAGTATTTATAAAGTCATTATAATGATTTAATTCTAAAATATTATCAGAAAAAGATCTATATAATGGTCTTATAGGATCTAAATCAAATAATTGAAAATATATCTCATATTCTTCTCTATTTACAGGATCTTCATCTGTCGACATATTAGAAAATATATGTTTATGCCATTTATCTCGCATGTTACCGAAAAACTCGCCATATGGTCCGTGATAAAATAAAGCTGTATTTTTTACTTTATTTTTTAAATCATCGAACAATAATTGTGGATCCTTTTTCTTAGTAGCAGAACATGTTAAAATTCCTGTTCCATACATAACTGTCATATTAGTATTTCCTATAACTGTTCTTCTAGTATCCTCATAAGTTAACCATCTATTAAGAGAAAGATGTATTGCAGTATTATTTTGACTAGCTTTATTAAGATAATAAGATTTAGCATAATGCACCACTGGGTATGTTTTTAATCCTTCATCAGGAGTAACAAATATTCTACTCATAAATAAAGGTGATGTTACATGGTTATATGCATTTTTCATATGATTTAAAAAAGCATCATTATAATGTCGATCACCTTCTACTTTATAGTAAGGTAGATAAGTATTATTCATAATTCTTGACACGTGTACATTATTAGTGATAGATTCACCATCAAATCGAGGTATATCAAAATAATAATCTCCTAATTTCATATGTAAATAACTCATCATAGACCAAGTACCAAATGTTTTTCTTTGAGAAGGAAGAATTAGTCCATTAGACTCTGAAACCTGTTTATTTTCTCTGTATTCTTTATCCCAATTAGGTTCAGCTTGAAAAACATCATTCCATTCCTCAGAAGATTCAGTTTTATGTGTTGTACCATCGACATATAAGCTTATATCATATTCTACTCTGTAATAATGTTCTAATGGAAGATCTTTCATTAAGGTGAATCTTTTTTTCGGTTCATTTTTATAAAAGGTAGTCATATTTTCAAAATTTAAAGCTGGAGGTACATCATTGACTGCTTTTAATTCTAATATAGGCAATCCTATAAAATAATTAGGCTCATCAAAATGTGAATCCCTTCTTAAAAAGAATCTTTCTTCCATTTCCCGTCTAGTATATGATAATTTATTTAAGCTTTTTGTTGTTAGTAGCAATGTAGGTTGATCACTTTTATCTAATATAGCTACAACATCTTCTACTTTATTAACATAATATCTCCATGTATAAATTAATCCTTTTTTTGTCGTTAATTTATAATTTATATAAAAAGCCTTACCATTAATTCCATCATAATTATCAGATTGATTAGTATATACTTCAAGGAATCCCGAATCTATAATTATATCAGATTCATCACCTTTTAATTTTAGACCATCTGGAATAAAATAATGTCCATTATAAAAATTCATATCCATATCTAATGATGGATTTAATATAGGATGTTCTTGATTAATTGTTTTTATTTTTCCATAAGTTAATAACATTTATTCACCTCCTATATTGTTTTATCTGTCTGTACTATTTTATTTACTAAAATATCAGAATATAATATATCTGACGACCAATACATAGCTAATCCATTTATATATCTAAAATACTCATCATTCCGTTGCATTCCATGCATATCATTATTATCATGTATTACATAACCTAAATAACTTCGTCCTCGTATTCGTTCATATACATTATCAAAGTTAAGATCTGATTCTGATCTACGAGGATAAAATGTATCATATTCAGGTACATCATAATCAAGTTGATGACCCCATGGATAAGTCCGTAGATTAGTATACAGAATACCTTTATAATCAGCGGTTAAACCATTTTCACCTGTTCTGACATCATGCATCCCTGAATATCCATAAGTATAATCAGCCACATTTTCGTATGACAGATTATATAAAGAACTAAATCTAGCACTGTAGCTAGTTTCTTTATTAGATTGTATATTTTTTGCTTCTCTAGTAACGTCGTTTTCCATATATTTCCCATATACGTTTGATCGTATACGTTCTCTTGAGATATATAATTTCTTTGCATGGTAAGGATACAGACTATATTTATTAGTAGGTATTGAATTCATATGCCAAAAAATATCATCTACATTTTGATTAAATCTCCAAGATGTCCATCTATTTTCAGATTTAACAAAAACACGATTTAAATTAATAACTACTGGGTGAGAAATATATAAAGCTTGAAAAACATAATTTTTTGTATTATAATTTTCTAATACACCTTCTAATTGATTCTCATTAGGAAAATCATAATAATCTTTTTTTGCCCATCTATCATATATAGCAGTCCTACGACTTTTGATTGTATCATTATAATAGATTAATTTTTTTAAATTATCAAATTGATCTAATAAAGAATAAAATCCTGTCTCTAACGAAGAATCTGTTAATTGATTAACATCTAATCTCTTTTTATATTTAAATATATCATCATATGTAGGTTCTTTTTTTGCTACTAATCTTTCTCTCATTGATTCTTTTGATGATGTTTTCAATATCTTCTGAACATCTGTATCATTTTCTTTTATTCCATCTGCGACCCAAGATGAGAAGTCAAATCCATTTAGTGTCTTTTCTTTTATAAAATCAACACCATTATCTAATATTTTAGACCCTGTTCTAAGATAAGAATTATTTGCTTCCATAAATGTAATTCTCTGTAATATAAAAGTACCATCACAGAAATTTTCTAAAGTAAAGTAAGTTGGTCTTTCTGTATCAAATTCACCAATAAGTTTATTATATGTAGGATCAGAAAAAAAGGGTTCCACTTCTTGTATTTGATATATGTATCCAAATACACCATTCATTATTCCAGATAGAAATTGATTGTCGTGTAATGAACAATTTAATTTTTGATAATCTTGATATAACATTATGTATTCACCTTCTCTATATCAATATTCTTATATTTATTTTTAGCTATTTTAATAGTAGTATACGAAATATTAAATGTATTAAATACTGGGAATGTGAAATAAGGAGTGGTCTGAAAATTATGTACATAGATTCTATTATATTTTTGTTGTACTTCTATATTACTTTTTTGACTAAATGTTCCATTAAAAAACATAGATGAAATTAACGTATAATCTTTATCAGTCATAGTACTATAGAAAAAAGGTAATCCTAAAGTATCATTTTTGATATTTAATTTAGATTCATCTTTCCAAGAGTATACCTTAGACAGATTAGAAAAATTTAAATAATCTCTATTATTCAAATAATCTATACTACGTGTAGCATTTACTTCATTACTTCCTACATTTAACCCAGATACTTTTATAGGTGCTAATATAGATTTAAATTTTAATAAATCTATTCCTTTCTTATTTCTATCGTATGTTATCTTTGGGTCCATATTAAATTTATCCCATTGTAATTCTGACATACTATATGAATCAAAGTTAGAGCTAGGGTTGTATACATCTCTATTAGGAACCATTTCAGTAGCGTCATGTGACCAGTCTGCAATTCTACTTAAATAAATATCGCCTGTAATGAAATCATGAAATATAAGTGTAGTATTTATTCTAGTAGCAGGATCTATATCTCCACTAGGGGGATATATAGGATCTTTACGCATTAATTGGACTGAATTAGGTTTCTGTCTTTTACCTAAAGAAGAAAATACTTGTAATAACCCAGGATTTTTAGTAGGCCAACGATTAGGTTGTTCATCTTTTTGATCTTCTAATAAAGTATTTTCTCTTAAAAAATAACCTAATAAAAATGCCTTACTTCTATTTTTCATAAATCCATGAGAATGAAGATACTCTGGTAATTTATGTGGAGCTATATATTCTGGTAATTCTCCATAATATTTATATACTCTTTGTAAAATACCATGTGTTTGTAATTTTGAATCATACCAATAATCCTTTCCCATTTGAAAATCATAAGCTCCTAGCATATGAATATCTAATCCTTCGGTTGATTTAGGAAAGTATTCTTCTTTAGTAATAAAATCTTTATCTAATTCTTCTATACTTTTAGCTGGTACATCTTCTAAAGATGCGTATCTATCCCATTCTGACCATTCAAATACATTACTAACTTTACTACCTGTTCTGTAATAAAAGTTTTTTCCCATAGTAGTAATTTTTTGAACACACAAAGTTTCATCGAAATCCGTGCTGACAAATAAGAATCCGGCTATGTCATTAGCCGGAAAATTCTTATTGATTTTTGCCTTATCTTTTGTGAAAGTATATACACCATCATGAAATGATTTATGAATGTCATTTAAATCTACAGATGGTAATTTTTTAATGTCTAAATTTCTAGATATGTCCATTACATACCTCCAAAAATAGTCCCTGTGTCTTTTATTAATGTAGGATTTTCTGCTTTAATTTTATTTTTATTATATGTCAATAAAGCCATATTTTCAGGTACACCTTCTATAGCTTGTTTCATACCTAATAAAATCATTTGTATGTATTTCTTATCAATGTCTTTTAATTGTTCTATATCTGTTAAATTTTGTACTTTACGTATCATCATTTTTATTCCTTGTTTAACAGATTCAGAATAAGCTATTATTAAAGTAGAAATACTTTCTAAAATTATATCAGATAATTGACCATTAGCTATCCAATAAAAAGTTCCTGGATCTGTAGCTCTATTTCCATTAGCATCTTCTACAAATATTTTTAATTTTCTAACAGACTGTGGTATCATTATTTTCAAACCTAAGAATGTTGCTTGATCATTATCTTTAGTAACATTTCTAAATGGTTGTAAATATGTTTTACCATCACTAAATAAACTATGATAAAATCCATGATGCCTTAATTCATCTTCAGAATTTTCTATTTTCTTTATAATTTTCTTTTTATATTTTTCTACTGATAATACCCAACTATTGTCTTCTGCTTTATAATCATATTCTTCTTTTATTTCAAACATAAAGAATTGATTATTATAGAATTTAGCTACTTTATTATATACATCTATAGAAGTATGATTAACATAATCTTTAAATAATACATCCGTATAATATTTATTTTCATCATCTCCACCTTTAGTATTAACTCTTGTAAAGTTATTAGTAGCTTTATCTACAACAATAGAAACATAATTAGGTTTGTACTCTGGTTGATTTGTTTCTATATTTACTACAATACTACCAAAATTATTTCTGATATCTTCTTTATGTACAGACATTAAATTATCCATTACATCTGTATCTAATAGAATACTATCTTCCATTTTAGTAATATCTTTAGTCTTTTTAGAATAAACGTATAACATCGGTTACTCCTTTCTATTTGTTTATTTCATCTTCTAATCTTTTAATTATTTCTTTTTGTCTATTTTCATATAATTTATTCAGACCTTCTAAATCTTTTTTCTCTATTAAAACTTGTATTTCTTCCCAATACTTTTCTAATACAGGTTTTAAAGCATTTTCAAATTTGATTATTTTTAAAATCATACCTTCTAAAAATAAATCAGATAAAGAAGGACCAGTTACTAAATCGTAATTAGAACTATCTCTAACACCAGTTCCATTATCGATGAAGAACTTTACTTCTCTTTGATCAGGACTTAAGTCATTCTTTAAAGTAGAATAATAAGATCTATCTTCTGTTCCTCTAAATGGTTGTAAATACTTTTTACCATTTATTTCAAATGGAAATCCATTGTATTTTATTTCATGTTCCAGATTATATTTATCTAATCTAAATATAAAAGATTGCAAATCTCTTTCGATATCTTTAACTACTTTCTTAGTCTTATGATCAAACATATACCCTTCAGGAATTGTTATTACCTGGAAATCATTATCGAAATACATTACTTGTCTTGTACCATTTAAGCTATCTTGTCTTATAGTATCGTATTTAGCAAATACACTTTTAGGTACTGTTATTAAATAGAATCCATCCATTTGATCAGGATCAGGTTCAACAACTGTCTCAGTGAAATAATAATAATCTTTATGTACTAATACCTTAACTTGAAAATCCTCATATTTTAATTTATCATTTTCATCTAATACTAATTTACCATAATTCTTCATCAATTCTTCAGAATGTTCTTGTTCTATCTTTAAAAAATCTTCTTCTGGTACATACACAACTTGATCTGTTGTATATAATTGTAATTGCTCTAATTCTTTACTAAATAAATATACATTTTTACTCATTTTTTTCTCCTTTAAAATATTTTTCCAAATGCTCTCGCAATCTGTCCTACAGCACCACTAAAGAACTTACTATTTGATGATCCAGAGAAAGCACCAAATCTATTATTAGAAGAATTATATCCTCTATTAAATCTTTGATTCCAAGACCTTCCACCTTGTGCTATTAACCATGCTTGATAATCAGGATTAAATTGATCTTGATTCCATAATGGTGTTCCTACAACATCTTTATTCATAGGATTTTTATAGTAATTAGGATGCTGTGCAGTCCATGTTTGCCAATTACGGACATTTTCTTCTATATCATCATCAAATTTATAAAAGTTATATTCATTAGTACCAAATTCCCCTGGTTTCCTGCTTGGTCCTACATCAACCGAAGCAAATACTAATGAATATTGGGTTATTCCTGAAGATGGATAAGAAATGTGTACTCCAACCATCTCAGCCATTTTGTCTTCTATATTAAAATGATATTCATATCCATAAAATAATGTAGTATGATATGGTATAAATCCAGCATGTATCCAATAATTACCTACTTGTGTATGTGTAAATTGGTAACTAGATTTAGTAGCATCTAAATAAGGTGCAATAGTATTTTTAAATCCTGTAGCATAGTTAAACATTTCCATTGTTCTGTGCATGTTAGGTTTATGAAAATAAGATACGTGCCATTTATATTGGAATGGACCTGCTAATTCAGCAGCAGTTTTCGGTACAGCACTATAATTTAATAGATCTGTAGAAACAGATAATGGAAAACATGCACCAGCCATACCCCAAGATAAAATATTGTAAGACTCATCTAAAGTCATTACCCAAATATTTATAGCATAATCTACAGTATTATTAGATATATAAAGTGACTTCTTAGTAATAGTACCATTATTTACACCTTCTATATATTCACACCATATTTCGAATAATATTTGTATATCTCTATCTCTATTATCTAAGAAAGAAATATTTAATTCTTGTTGATCTGTCGCTTCAAAGAAATCTCCTCCATAAGAGATTCCTTGACCTTTAATATTTTTTGCACCTTCTTTTTTTGATATACCCATATCAGGCCAAGCACATTCATTACACATATTAGATAATTGTGTAATAATTCCTCCTCCAGATCCTCTATTAGGTCCTCCAAATGAGCTTTGTAATTGTTGAGCTACTAAAGGATTTCTAATAATTTTCATATAAAGATCTGGACAGTTCTGCTTTATACTTGGATTGACTGTTCCTGAATTGTCTATAAATAGATTCAAATCAGGTTTAGAAAAGAATATATATTGCTTACCATAATTAACCATTTCAGAAAATGATGGTGTACGGTTAATATTTATTCTTTTAATTGTTAATAATTTATTCTTTAATCTATTGGTAGTGATCCCATTGGTTTCTAATATTTGTTCAATATCAAATTGTAGAAAGCTAGGACCTTTAGATTGATCTAATAATTTTTTATTTTCTTCTTTTATTTTCTTACTAGCTTTCTCATAATCACCTTTCCAATTCGGATCATATGTTCCGACTGTTTGTATTTTACCTCTTCCATTCTCTAGATGATAATTATGTTTTTTTAATGGAGATCTTTCTGCCCATTTGGTTGACATGAATGAGTCATCTACATTATAGTTAGTATCGTATACTTTATTTCCATACATAGGAGTAGTGAATGTTTTTCCATTTCTATCTTTTCCTAATTGACCATTTGTTTGTGTATCAGCAGCGTCATAATTTGCAGGATAAGATAGATTATACTCTTTACCATTCTTAGATTTATTTTCATAGAAAGAATTATGTTTAGCATTTCCTGTATTACCAGATTCTCTATTTTGTGTTCTATTGACATTTCCTGCTTTATTAACAAAATTAGTCATTTGTGTATGTGTATTTCCTTCATAATAACTATTCGATCTTCCATTTCCAGCATTTATTTCTGGATTCCCAGTTTTACTTTTTGCTCTATTAGAAGTATCTCGAGTATTATAATTATATGTACCATAATTAGATCCTAAAGAACCCATTTTATTTTGTACAGTACCATAAGAATTGGAATGGTAATTAGAAGCAGCTTCTGTTCCATTACGTCCACCATATTTATTAAAAAATCCTGCCATTTTATCCCAAAAACTCATAGTCGATCACCTCGATTACACGTAATATAATTCATATGAATATTTTTCGACTTTAGCGTTTTTAATAGGTTTATTTTCAAAATTACTTTTTCTTACACATATTATATCTCTGTACGTGATAATAGTCTTTCCGCCTTCTACTACTTCACAAGGTCTACCAGCAACTAACATAAAGGAATTCATAAATCCTCCTTCTGTTGTTCCATAAGTAGCACCCCACCAGCCCATAAATTCTTCAGCTGTAATATTAATATCAATAGTAACACGAGTCATTACATCACTATTACCATGATAAGCTGTATCAGGATAGTTAGGTAGATTATTTTCACTATCAATAGATATGTTATCTATTTTAGGATTTATTAATTTAATAAAGTATTGAGCTTCTCCATTAGATGCTAAACTTCTAAGTGCATATTTTTTATAATTTGTTTCAACATCATCTAAAGATGTAGCTATAGACTGGAATGCCATTATTTTACCAGATATAAATCCTTTACTATGTCTTTTAACTACTTCCTCTTGCATTAATACTGCTCCATCACATGCTACTGCTAAACCAAATATAACTCTATTATCAGATAAATATCTACTTACTGTAGTAGGATTCATTCCTGCTTCAGATTCAATATTGTTGATTAGCGTTACGTTTGTTTTATCTAGGTTAGCATAATTATTCAATACTAAATTTTGAGTACCTCCTATTAAGGTATCATTATGTCCAACATATTCCCATAATTTAGTACCATCTTCTCTAGTAATCTCTTTATGGATTATTCCCACAGAAGTCTTACCTTCTTTTCTCGCTTTATTAAAGAAATCACGTGCTTCTTGGGATTTAAATGTTCCTTCTCCTCCACATACAGTGAATTCTTTAATTTTATTATTAATCATCATTTAAACTAATCCTCCTTCTTATCCAGACTTAGAAATAACAATAGCATTTCCAGTCTTTTGATCTATATATTTTAAAATATCTTTACTACGAGTAACATCCCTTAAATAATTAGGATCAGGTATTTCTCTTAATTTCTCATTATCATTATTAGTAAATAAGATTTCATGAGTTACTTGTTCCCATTTCTCTAAGTTCATTATGTATGTTAATCTTTCTATTGATTTAACACCTTCTCTAATATCGTGTATACTATATTCTAATCCTTTAGATACTATATCTTGTGTATAAGATTTAAAGAAATCTATAATTTTCTCTAGATAATTTAATAAATCGAAATCAGAATATATAGTTTGAGTAGTATCTAATAAATCTGCTATTCTTTTATGCTTATGAACATTTATAAAGCTACGAATATTATTAATAACTTCTGATATTTCATGATTATATATAGAAGAGTCATTCGGATCAGTAGCTTTATTTTTTATTTCGTCCATACGGTTAATTAATTTAACACTTTCTGCTGTATAACTACCTAAAAAATGTTCTAAATCTGTATGATGACTATAAGTCTCAGGTAATTTCTCACTGTAAGATATAGCTTTTAGTACATCTCCTATTACTTTATAATCGTCTACAGTCTTAACTCTTCTTTGTAGCTTACGCAATTTATATACTATATCTAAATTAGTCTCAAAAGCATCTAATACTTCTCCTATATTGTATCTTTTTCCATCTAACATTAAAATAAAATTATCTATATTGACATCTTTTTTAAATTCACTGTATTTGAAATGCTGTTTTAATAATACTTTTAATCTTTCGAAATCAATATTATATTTTATACCATATAAATACAATACACTTTGCATAGTATCTGGTATATCAGGTCTTAATTTCATTTTTCTGAATACTAAGCACTGTAAATAAGATATAACTTCGAATAAAGTAGCATTATATCCAGCAGTATCTAAATATATAGTAACATTTCTGAAAGGTTTCTCATGTTCTATAACATATCTAACAAAAAAACTCATTTCAAATGTAAAAGAAGCTAAATCTATTTTATTATTTAATGATAAATATTTTCCTTCAGAATAAGAAAAGTCCATAGCTTTAATTTCATCTTCTAAATTATTACCATCTTCTCCCCATTTTTCGTCAGCATCAGCTATATCTCTAAATGGGACTAGATTTTCTGGATCTTTTATGTATTCATAAGGATCATCTGCCATAATAGGTGCTTTAACATAAAATAATTCATATTTCTCTTTAGGAGATAATGTCATATCTGTTACATTTGGATTAATTCTTTTCCATAAGAAGTATTTGAAAATAGTTATTTCGTTAAAAGATTTACTTATTTCATTTATTACTGCTTTAGAACCTTTTTTTCTCATAAATGTATTTAATTTCTGTGCTATTTTTTGTAAATACTCTAAAGAAAAATTAAATTTTGGTACACCATAAGATTCAAATAGATTATATATTTCAGATTCGTCTATAGTTTCACTATCTAACTGATTACGTGGAATATATGCATTGACATTTGCCATAGCAGCCATAATTAAATTAACACATTGTAAAGGTTCATAAAAAGTATACCTTACTGAAGATACTTCATCATAATAATTGACCATAAAGTTATTTCTAACTTGTCTATAATGATCTACAAACATTCTCATGTTAGAAGTTGATGTATCTACATATATTATTTCGTATTCTTTTGCGTCTCTACAATCTAAAGCACTTATTCCTTTACCTACATATTTTAAATATTCTAAATTAGGATACTTCAATATTAATTTAGCCATTTCTCCAGAAGAAACTAATGTTCTTTTTTGTAGATCTGTCATCATATGTATAGGTACTCTATTATCTACACCTTGTAATATAACATTTGAATCTAGATATACAAAATATGCTGGATCTTCTACTAATGTATTACCTTTAACTTTTAATCTAGGTAATCCCATCAATATTCTATAGTACTCATTATATTCAAAATACTCAGTTAATACTTCTTGTCTCTTTTTATTTAATAACTCTTCTTGAGCCACTTCATCTAAATAAGTATATATAAATCTATTATCTTTTACCATTTGATTAAGCTTATCTGGGTCATCTGTGAACTTGGCAAGATCATTAATTCTAAATGTATATGCTGCTAATGTGTCAGTCTTATAATAAGCATCTCTATATTCCATTATAGCTAATCTAGGACTATAACCAGTATTCTCTTCTAAAATCTTATCTAAAGAATCAGCTAATACACTTCTTTTTATTACAACCGAATTAACGATTTCCCTAAGTGTTATCATCGATATCCACCTCCTACAAATAAAAATATATCAACGTTGGTTTGGCTGTGTTTTAAACTCACCGTAACTATCATACATATATTTTATATTAATTAGGAGGAAAAAATGAATAATAACTTATTACAGCAAATGCTGATATATTACCCATTATATGGGATATTAATTTATTTTGTATGGACACTTAGAGTTAATTCTAAGAAAGATCCAAGAATAGACGATATAAAGCAAAAATTAGAAGAGATAGAAAAAAAATTTGATAATTATGTAAGTAAAGTAGAAGTGAAACCAATAAAAAAGAATGTAGCTAATGCTCATATTAAAATAGATAAATTAGATGCAAAAATAGATAAAGAAATAACCGAAGTAAAAACTGACATTACACAAGTAAAATTATCATTACAAGAAAAGATAGAAAATGAAATAGAGAAGTCAATCAGATTAAAAACATTTTTAACACAACAAGAACGTGACAAACTTGATATGAAGATTATGGAAGATAATTTAAGAAGATCTATAGACTTTAATAGAGTAGATTCTCAATTACATACAATAGCAAGTGATGTTATGGATATATATTTTAAAGATCATTATTTAGGAAGAAAAGAAGCTTATGACATATCCACTGGATTATTTAATATGCCTGATATAACAGAAAAAAGAAAAACTGACGATATCAAAAATATTTACGAGAATATAATGGATATTGTAGATAAGAAATACTTAACAGCTAATTTAGATTTCGTTTATGATTTAAGTCGTATAGAAACAAAAGCATTCTTAATAGAAAAATATATAGTACCAGCTTATACTACAAGAATAGAAAGTATGATAGCAGATTGGCAAAATATACAAGCTAGATTAGCAGAAGATAGTAAAGAAAGAGAAAAAGAACAACAATTAAAACAAGCTGAAGAAAGACAAAGAAAAGAAAAAGCTAATAGTGAGTTAGGAAAATTCGAAGCACAAATTGGAGAAATCTATAGAAATTTACAAGAAGAGAAAGGAGATAGATAATGCAAACCCGATTATTGAATGCTAATAAAATGATTCGTAATAAGCATATATTAGAAGTAACTTCTCAGAATGTTGGTGGTCCTGGTTCTTTATTTGACCCTAATATTTTTGGATACGGAGAAGCTACAGCTACTACATTTGGATTTATTAGATTACATGGACCAGTAGTCCATCCTTTATTATATGCTATATCTTCCAGATTATGGAGAGATCTACCTTTAATAATTAGTGGTAATAAAAGATTCATTATAGATGAATCTGGAGATTTAATTCCGGATGAGAACGGAGACACAGGTTTAACATGGTTATATAATAATTTTGATAAAATTAATTTATCTAAATTAAAAACCGATGATAGAACAAAGTTAACAACTCGTAAAATGAAAATAGCTTATGACAAATTAACTAGAGATGAATTCTTTATAGATAAAATAATAGTAAAGCCTTTACACTATAGGGATCTAGATACAGAGTCTGACAGTATTAAAATGGATGAATTAAATCAAATGTATATAGATCTTTTAAAAGCAGCAGAATTTAGAAAAAGAGTAATGTTTGAATCTAATTGGAACGATATGAAAATGCAAGGTATTGTAAATAATATATTTGAATACTTTAAAAAAGCTACCAATGATAAAAAAACAGGATTATTGAAATCATCAGCTATGGGAAGAGTAGTAGATAACTCCATTAGATTGGTCATAACAGCACCAGAAGTAAGAAATAAAGATGTTATTGGTAAAGCTAGACATAAATTAGATCATGCCAGTATTCCATTACATCACTTCTTAAATGGAGCTCCAGTTCATGCATTAGGAAGTACTAAAAGAGTCTTACAATCTTTATTTGATTATGGTAAATTTCCAGATATGGATCAAGTAGATTTTGATAATTTCTTTAGTGATGAATATATCCAAGAATGTATGGTCAATTTCGATCATTCTCAAATACAAAGAATAAAACCTGTATTAGGAAAGAATGGTAATCCTGTAATGTTGACATTTGATTATAAAGATGATAATGGAGCTAAATATAAAGAAGAAAGATATATGACATGGATGGATTTATTTTTCTTTGCTATACAATTATACAAACATAATTTAAGAGCAGTATTAACACGTTATCCTGTAACAGATAAAGATTCTAATATATTTGTACAACCGGTAGTGTCTACATTTGTAGAAGATTATGGTGATTGTGAAGTATTTTTAGATCATGACGATGAAGAACCTATTTATTCATTCAAAGATGAATATCCTAATATAAGAAAATTTATAAAATCACCAGGATTGTTAGATAAAGCATTTGATGAAACGATGAGAATTTCAAATCTTTATCTTGGAAAGCTAGGCGGTGATACTATCGCGTTTACTAGGGAGATTACAAACATATAGTTATAACTAATAAAAAAGGTAGGTAACTATATGAGAAAACAAGATTTAATTCCAGGGGAATGGACATATGTGAATTTAGGCAATAAAGAATGTTACGGAAAAAGATATATCGTAACAAAAAGTGGAGATATCTACTCTAACATGGATAATTTTGATAGAAAAAGAGAACATCTAAGACCGTTATTTCAATCTACTGACGAAAAAGGTTATATCAAAGTGAAATTATATGATATCTTTAGAAAACCACATACGAGACGACTACATCGTATTATTTTAGAATCATTTAGTAGAAAAATGACTGGACATGTATTTGACGATATATCTTTTAGTGGAGAATTCACTGTTGATCATATTGATCAAAATACATCTAACAATAGATTAGACAACTTACGATGGTTAAACTATCAAGAAAATACCGCACGTAGAAAAAGTTCATATCATAATTGGACTAACGGATTTAAAGATATGATATGTATGTATTATTTTAAAGAAAAATATAGTATAAACACTATTTCTAAAATTTTACAAAGAAATAACAGCGTTATAAGAGAATTTCTACATGGTATAATTTGGCCAGATTATGCAAAGAAGTGGTGCGAAAAAAATGGGTTTGAATATATTCTAGATTCTTTTTCTACAAATAGAATGAGAAAAAATAAAATCCCATTTTCTGAATTAAATCGAAATTTAGTCAATAAAAATCCCAATGTAAACCATTTGTCACCGGAAACACCGTGAATTGCTGGAAACTCTTAAAGACTTAATTACTACAACGTAAATCGAAAGGTTAGGCGTGAATGTTCGAAAAAATTAAGTATATATAGACAATCAGCAGCCAAGGGTCTACGAATAGTTTTAAATTATTACGATCAAGGTTCAACGACTAGCGTGTAGGGTGAGTTGAGATACTCGTACTCTACGAAGTACACTATATGAAAATATAGCCTATTAAGATTAGGACCCGAACGA